TTCCTGGCGACGATATCGAGGCAGCGCCTGCGTTCGGCGCCCATGCCGCGATCGAGCACCTTGGCGAAGACCATGGCGAGGGCCATGGTCTGCTTCGAATCGAGGCCGGTGACGCCGATCGCCGCCAGCGCTTCGTCGATCTCATTGCTGAAATTGAGGATCATGCAGCGTTCACGGCCCCGATCCGTGTTCGGGGACGGGGCGACCAGGATCAGAGGGAGGCGGCACAGCATCCAATTGGTACGGGGCGCTGGTCTGCGCCCTCCACCACGAACGAAAATTGTGCGTGTCGGCGGGCTCGCTCATGACCATGATCAGGCTCGGCGCAAGAGGGCCGCGGAAGTGAAGCAATTCCAGATAAAGATCGGCACCCTCGGCGATGGCTTGCCTCTGCGCAGCGGTGAAGTGGAAACGGCTGATCGCGCTATCGCCATTTCTGGCCGGCAACGTCCGAAGTGGTCGGTACTGCGGCTGGTCTTTGGCATAGACCGTTTCGAACTTCTCAAGGCCGACGATTACGGGGCCGTCGTGGGGGTCTAGTATGCTAAACATCGTTCCTCAAACTCCTGTGGTGTGCGTTACCGGCTAGGCTGCGATCAGGCGTCCTCCATCTCGTCTTCGTCCTCGTCGACGAGATCGGCATCGTCGGGCTCGGTTGGTGGCGCCTCGGCCAGCACTGGGATCGCGCCGGGCCCGCTGTAGGTCGGCGCGCGCAGTTCCGGCGGCAGCCAGCCGGTCGCTGGCACGTTGGCGAGCGCGAAGGCGGTCAACTCGGCCTTCTTCATCTTCTCCGCCTTGCGGGCCTCGTCATCGTTGAGGGCTTCGCGGATGGCTTGAACGACGAAAGGCTTCGAGGCGCCACCAAAGTAGTCGGCTGCATCGAAGGTCTCGCGCAACGCCGCTGTCAGCAGATTAGGCGCGATCGTCGCGGCGAGGGGTGCCGCATCGGCGTCGAATGGCAGCCTGCCATTGTGTGTCCGCTCCATATGAACGGCTTCGGCGGCGCAGCCGGCGGCGACCTGAAACAGCTCGGCATCCGTCATGTCGGACAGGCGGGCAAAGACGCTGGCGAATTTCTCTTTGTCCTCGCCGTAGGCTTTGGCGAAACCCTCGTGATAGACGCGCACCGGGCTGTCGGCGTGCATGCGCCGATGCGTCATGAAGCCGGCGAGCAGCGCGACGAGACCGACGCGAGGTTCCTGCTGGAGCGCCTGCCGCACAGCCAGCGTGGCCTGTCCGCTCAGCCGTTGATGCAGCGCGTTGGAGATTGTTGGCGCCGCCTTCTCCTTCGATCCGGTGGCCTTTTCTGCCTGTCGCTTTTCCACGGCGGCCGGCTTCAGAACCCCATAGGTGATTTCCATAGCGCCGTCGTATTTCAGCCCGACCACGGCCCCGGACTTCAACTTGTCGGCCTTCGTGGCCTTCTTTTTCGATACCGGCAGTTTCTGCCATGACCAGTCCCAGCCGTGAGGCATCTGATCGGCGGTCGTAGCCCACGACCAGCCGTCGGCATAAAGCTCATCCGCCTTCGCTTGCAGTTTCTCGTTGGCAAGCTTCGCCGCGAGAGCCGGGTCAGAGACGGCATGATCCTCATCGAACAGATCTTCGACCACGATGCCGCCCGCCGCCACATAGGCGTCGACACCGACGAACTTGATAAGCTTGGCAACGTTGCGGTCGCCGGCGCCGAACTGTTCCTTGATCCACCACGGCTGCGCGCCGCCGGACTTCTTGGCCAGCGCGAAGACGCGTTCCTGCTCGGCGATCGACGATGCCAGCGTGAAGGCTCGTACCGTTTCGATGGCGCGATCCTTGAACCAGCCCTCCCTCCAGGCATCCAGGATCACGGGCGACAGCCTGCCCAGCGCCAGCATCCGCTTGACGCGCTTCGGGTCGATGCCGAACCGCGCCGCGATCTGGCCTTCATCGAGACCGCGATCGGCGAGATCCCGGAAGGTCTCGTAGGTGTCGGCCTCATGCTGCGGCAGCCGGATCAGGTTTTCGGCCTGGCTTAGCTCGCGGGCGGTCTGATCGTCGTCTTCGTACCCGATGATGCAGGGGACCGGGAATTCGTCGGTGACCGGAACGCCGGCAACGGCACCGCCGGTCGTAGCCAGTTCGCAGAGGACACGGAAGCGACGGCTGCCTGCAACGATGCGGAACCGGCCGGCGCGCTCGGACAGTCTGACACGGAGCGATTGCGCCAGTCCGTGGGATTGAATCGACGCCTTCAATTCCTCGATGCCCTCGTCGGTGCGATGACGACGAGCGTTGATGTCGTCGTCGAGTTCCAGGTCGGCGAGCGCGACCGTTCTTGTCTGCAAGGTCATGTCGGTGTCCTTTCGGTTTTCGGTTTCAGGAAGGAGAGGCCCAATCGACCGCACTCAGCGGCGACGTTGGCGTAGGGACGGCCGATCTTTTCGGCGGCCTCCTTCAGCTTCTTCCCGGTGGCCTGGTAGTCGATGAGGATTTGGCATTCTGCCTCGGTCCATGGGCGCCGATGCTTGAGTCCCATCTTGGAGCACTGGCTGGCTATCGACGAATGTGTTCGGCCGAGCCTGGCCGCGATCTCGCCGTGGGTTTTGCCTTCACCAAACATCGCGCGAATGAGCTTGGTTTCATCGTCCGTGATTTCGCGATGCTTGCGTAAGACGCCGTGCTTGGTCGCAAATTTATGCATGGCAGTCGGCCCGCGAATGTAGCCGGCGGCCTTCAGCTCGATGAGGCATTCCGCGTGCGATCTGCCGGCCGCTAGAGCGGCCAGCGCGATGCGCGTCTCTTCCTCGGTCCAGAGATTGACCCGCGACCCGCTTACCCCGAGCTTGATCGCCGCCATCTGGATGGCGCCAAAGGAACGATCGTATCCGGCGGCCGTGAGCGACTTGCGGATATCGGCGATTGCTGCACCGGCCTCATACCCGTCGAGGACGAACTGATATTCTTCGTCCGTCCAGCCGCCGACGGTTCGGGTATTCTTGATGCCGAGTGTCTGACCTCTGACCGAGATCGCTCCGAGCGAACGGGCGGCTCCGCCGTTCTTGATCAGCGACGCCGCGATTTCGGTCAGCTTCAGCCCCTTTGCGAAGCCTTCCCGCACAATCGCATCATCTGACGCGCTCCAACCGCGCCGATGGTTGGTGTTTGTATCCGGCTCGGATGTCGGCGGCGTAGAGCCGGCGGTATCCGGGACCGTCTGCAGCAGCGCCACAGCATCGGCCGCCGATATCGACGGCGGCGCCACAATCTCCGGGGCGCGGCCCTTGTGCCGTGACAATACGGTGCCAGCCTTGAATCGGATGCGCCGATGGCCGGCGATGGCGGGCCCGATGGCAAGGAATTCACCGTCGGCAAGTGTACGCAGCGCGCGGCTGTGGCCAAGCGTGAAGCCGAGCAGAGCTCCGGCGCGTTCGAGATCACGATCGAAGATGGTGCGGCCGACGACAATGTTGGTCGCCTTGGAGACGACAGCCTTGGCGGTCTCAGCGATGCGCTGCGTCGCGATGACGCCGGCGATTCCGCGCTTTCGGCCGCGACCCATCATGTCGGCAAGCATTGCCGTCGACCGCTTCCTGGTGTCGGCGGCGACATCGCCGGTGTCGTAGTGCGGCGCCAGGGTTTGGGCCTCGTCCACCAGGACGAGCAACGGATGCCAGAACTGCTCCGATGCGGAAAGCAAGCCCTCGGCTAGATCGGCAACGATATCGAGGCGCTCCTCGGATGTCGCGTCGGAGAGGTCGAGTACCGCGCTGTAGCGATGCTCGCGCAGATGATGCGCGAAGGTGTTGCCGCCGATCCTGCTAATATCGGCGGCGGTCAGCACCGCTACATCGAAGTGCTCCTTCAGCGTGGAGAACTCGCCATCGGGATCGATGAGCAGCTGTTGGACACGGCCGAAAGCCTTCTCGAACAGACGGCGGAGCAACATCGACTTGCCAGCGCCGCTGTTGCCCTGAATCAAAAGGCGGCCGTCGATCAGCTTTGCCAAATCGATCCCAACTGGCTCGCCTTTGCCGGTGGCGCCGATGTGCACGTCGTTGTCAGTGATCGGCCGCGCCGGCGCCGAGGTCTCGATAGGGAGGATCGTGGCGCGAGGTTCGCGCTCGCCCGGCTCATCTTCCTCGATGCGCACCGGTGATGGCACGCCGGCTTCCTGCGCAAGTAGGGCGGCGACCTTCTGGTCGGCCGGCGAAAGCTTCGCCATGGCTTCCGGTTTCGGGAATGAGATGCCAAATCTGCGGTCGATCGGCCGCTCACCGGCCTCACGAATGAGCTGTTGCATAGCGACGCTCCTTTGTTGCGGGGTTTCGCCATTCCGCGGCGCCCTCGACGTCGCGCATCGCGGCGTGGTCAAGCGCACTGCTCATCGAGGCTGCGGCGCGCCGTAGCAGCTCGACCGACCAGTCAGCGGTGACGTCGACCATCTCCTCGAGCGCGCGCGATGCCGTGGAAAGCGGTCCGGTCATTTGCCGCCTCCGAGCCCAGCGGCGTTGAGACGGTAGACCTCACATGCCGCGGCGAGCTGCTTGCCGAGGCCTTTGATCGTTTTCGCGGCGGGATCGTCGGCGAGGACGAGGCCAGCGTTGAGCATCACCTCGTTGAGCGTGAAGGTTTGCTCGACCGCGGTATCGCCGGCCTTGACGGCGACGATCGAGAAGCCGCGCTTCTCGACGCGGACCTCGCGCATCGTATCGGGCGCACCAACGACCTGGTTGGCGATGATCGTCGTCGACGTCGGCGTGGCGATCGGCGTTGGTTCTCCCACCTGGTCGAAACGAACACCGTAGTCGGCGAGGATGCGGATGAGATGGTCGGCGCGCCGGCGCACTTCCTCCCGGGCGTCGTGATCAACGTCCGCCCAAAGCGGCCTGATAAGGCCGTAGCGCTCGCGGCGAAGGCATTCCGCGAGGATGTCCCGGATCTCCCTCATCCCGGCACCCGCTGACCATATGGGCTGAATGACGGCTCGTAACCATCCGGGTTGAACCGGAATCCTTGACCCCAGACCGTTTCGATGACGTCGAGCCCACCAGTCGCCGCCGCTATCTTCTTGCGAAGCTTGCAGACGAAGACGTCGATGATCTTGAGCCCCGGCTCATCGCGCCCGTTGTAGAGCGCTAACATGCACATCGCTTTCGACAGCACGGCGCCAGGCCGCGACGCCAACGTGGCGAGAAGAAGCGCTTCCTGCGAAGTGAGATGGATACGGGCGGCATCGCCGATCAGCTCGCCGGTGGACGGCCTGAGAACGCAGCCGGGCAGTTGAATGAGGGCAGGATTGCCGTCGCGCTGGCGCCTCTGCAACGCAAACAGCCTCGATACCAGTTCGACGCCCTTGATCGGCCATGGCTGAACGTCGTCGGCGCCGGCGTTCAGAGCGATCGCGCGGCCGGTGGCGCCATGGATCACGGATTGCTCGTCGATCAGAGCGAATAGCGGATTGCGGACGTCGCCCATCCGAAGATCGCGGCACATCTTTGCAGCGCTCTCAGGTCCCAAGGCCAGGAAGACGCCTATGGCATCGGGATCTCGGAACAGGAGCGATCCGAACTCCTGCGCCGACGCCTCGACGTCGCATTGGATGTCGACCGCGATAAGCACAGCCTCAAGGTTGATCGATACCGTCGGGTTGGGGGAGCAGACGAGAACGCGCATCATGCCCTTTCCACGCTGCCGTAGCGCACGCGATTCCGGCTCGTCGCGCCCGTGCTGCGGTTAGAGCGATGCTGAGGTTCCGTCTCGAACCTCTTGGCGACCGTGTTGATCCACTTCGCCGTCACGGCGGTCTCGATTTCCGGTCGCACCATCATGATGGCGTAGTCATCCGGGCTGTATTCGTGACCTGGAACGAGGCGCCAGCCCGCCTGCAGCCAGGCGCGGACTTGTCGACGTGGAGCGTATTGGACGTCCATCACGACCCCCGTCCTGGTGCGAAGAGACAGATCGTCTTGCCGGCGTCGAGCCCGGCTTGATGGGCGCACCAATGGAACTCACCGTCCGGGCTGTCCTTCACCCGCTTGTCGCCGTATGGGACGACGTCGCCCGGTGTGTGGTAGCCGTCGCGCTCCTCTTTGACCTCGCCTGGCTGCGCAGACCGGCAGTCGTAGTTGGCGCAACAGGCGAACGGATAGCTCCAACCCTGCGGGAGCACGGTGGTCGGCTTCGCGTCATGGGCATGGGCGAGACCACCGCAGAGCATGAAGATTACGAAGGCGAGAGCAGCGATCAATCCGGCGATCGCCACCGCCCAGCTCAGCGAATGGTTGCCACGATACCGACTGATCCTTGGGCGCGTCGTCATGCTGGCACCCGATCAACTGGTGCGAGTTGCCGGCGGAAGATGTCCAACCGTTTCGGATCGAGCGGCAAGAACGAACGGGCGTCGAAGACAGGTTCAAACGGTCCGCTAGGGCTCGGCTGCAGCGGATTGTAGATCTCATCGAAGCGGAGGAATAAGTCGGACGAAAGGAATACCCTGGACCGGATTCTATAGACCTTGCCTCTCCGGGGCATCGTTACCCCGACGGGGTTTTGCCCTGGCATGTTGTACTGCCAATTTTCGTCGATGCAGGCGACGAGGCCGCCGATCTGGTAGCCATCCATCAGAAACGCTCCGGAGTGGTGGGTTGCTCGTATCGGCGCTTCAGCTCCTCGGCCTCACGCTTGCGGCGCTCGCTGGCTACGAAGAGATCGTCGACGGGTTGAGATTCCTTGGCGGCGAAGAGCGATTCGCAATATGACCAGCCGGCGAGGGCGTCGGACCTATCGAAGGACTGGTCTTCATCGTCCTTGTTGACCCAGCCGAGCGCGCGGCATTTCTCCATCACGCGCGGCTTGGCGATCTCGCCCTTCAGGTTCCCCGCATTGATGAAATGCGCTCGGATGGACGACACCGCGACGCGCCTGACCTGGTAGACGCCAAGTAGGAAAGCCATGCCAAGGAAGCACGCTGGAAGACCCTGCAGCAGCTCGGAAGTTTGAAGTGTGGTGCGACCCGCGACGTTGTTGCCGGCCGCGCCCGCCTCGACGCCCAGCACGTCGAACGGGTGATCCTCATGGAAGGTAGTGATCCACCGCAGCGCGTTGCCGAACGCGGCGCTCTGCGAGGCTCCCGGCTTAGCGACCCGGAAGCTGCCGGACATCGGGCGCCTGCCAGCCTCGCCGTAGGCAAAGCCGGTACGCGTCGCAATGTCCAAAAATAGGATGCGAAGGGCAGTCATCCCAAGTCCCTCGTGCCCGTTCGGGCGGTTCTAGTGGCCGCTGCTTTCCCGGCCTGGTCAGAAGGTTGCCGCCGCGTTCGCCCTTGGCGTGGTCACGAGCCACCTACAAGCGCTGCCCACCTGGTGCCGCTTTCGCGGGTTTAGTGCTTCGCAGCGCCGTCCCATTCCTCTTTCGAGGCCCCGGCGCGGACCGCGTTGACGACGGCAGCCGTGGTTTCATCGGCCTTGTCGTCGTCTTCCTCTTCGCCGGCTTCCTCACGCGCCACTGCGGCGGCGCCGAGCCCAAAGCTGGCGAAGTTGTCGCCAAGGGCCTCACGGATATCGATTGCGAAATCGCGGTCGTCGTCCTCGAGACCATCGAGCTTGTTGTCGGCGCGATCGGCGAGGGCTTCCGCTTTCCGGCGAAGCTTCTGCGCATCGGCGATCGCGCGCACGATGCCTTTGCCGACGCCCTGTTTCTTGGCGTCCTCCAGGATCGATTTCTGGTCGTCGTTGGCGACCTTCTGGATGACGCGCTTTTTCGCCTTGAACTCGGCGTCGAGGACCCGAAGCTTTTCCTCGCGGTCCTGCTCGATGCGGTCGAACTCCTCGATGAAGGAGGCGGCCTCGCTCGGCGTGGCACGGTTCGGTCTCTCATGAATGGCGGTCATCAGCGGATCCTTTCAGCCGACCGAAGGCCGGCGCTCTGACGCGTGGAGGGAGGTTGGTAGGAAAGTTGGCGATGCGCGCCACAATAGGAGTGCTCTATCTCCTTCACGGCACCGCAGGAGAGCAGCCCCGTGCCATTGATGCCGTCGACGGGCCAACGGCATCCTGGCGAACCAAACGCCACGGGTGGGGTGTCGGGCATTGGATCGAAAGCGTTCTCGCGTTTGATCACGATGCCTGGTGATGTGGCGCGCTGTGCCGCACGCGCCTTGAAATCGGTTGCCACCGGATTGCTGGCGCCGCGCCACGACACCGTCTGTTGAACAAGCTTGGTCGGCTTGCGCGCCGGCGCCTTGGTCGTCGCTGGTTTCGGCGCCGCATCTGCCTTGCGCCGGCCGGTCTTGCCCTTGCGTGGGGAGCCGTTGTTGAGCTGAAGCTTCTTCCGATGGATACGGCCGATCACGGCGGATCGGCTGCAGTTCTGGAATTTCTTGGCGATCGCCGAAGCGGTGAGACCTTCCTCGCAGTAGGCGGCGAGAAGCCTGTCGAGGTCACCCCGTGGGATCGTTGTCCAGTTTGGAAGGGGGGCGCTCATTTGGCGCCTCGGTTGCTGAGAGGCGACTCGCGCGTCGCCTGTTTTCCCAGCGCAGCCAGAGCCACGCGATAAGCTTTCGAATTGGTCGCATCTGTCCCCAGCAATTCCGCTTTGCGGAGTTCTTCTTCTAGTCGCTGGTCGAGCTTGCCCAGCTCGTCCTCGTATGCACTGCGAAGCCCCATATAGAGGCTGACCATCATATCTTTCGGCGGCCGGTAGCGAAGGCCCCAAAGAACCGATCTCGCAATGCGATGCTTGCGCTCGCACCGCGCCATGGCGGCGTCGACGGTGTCGCCTGGGCCGCGGAACTCCTTGCGGACGAGAAAGTCCGCCCAGGCCCGAGCCTCGTTGACGTAGGCGTCAGACATTTTTGCACCTTGTGCAAACGGTTCTTGATTCTCGCGCAAAGACCTTTTGCGCCGCTGCAACTCGGACATCACTACTCTCCAATCCAGCGACGGAATGCGGAGACGAAAGCGATGAACGGGGGGAAGAAAAAAAGTGGTGGGCCATGTCAAACGGGACAGACGGGCCCACCACGCCGGCCTTGGGCAGCCGACGGTCGCGCGGGACTGGTGACACAGCGCGCGATCTAGAAATTGAGGAATGCCGAAGATGAATACCGACGGCCACGGCGGCACGCCGAAACTTACCGAACCGGAGCCGCTTCCCAGTCTCTTCGTGACGGGATATGCAATTCAGGTCGTCGAGGAAAATATTATCCGCCTGCTCTTTTGGACCGAACTTCCGGAAATAGGCGGGCAGGAACACGAAGCGCGTCTCCAGGCGCGCATTGCCATGCCGATCAAGACCTTTCGAAGTCTTATTTCCGAGGCTCGAAAAATTGGTCGAAGCAAGCAATGAAACCGGTTGGAAACCATTCCTGCCAAAACCGGTGCAAGTCCCATAATGAACTGTTTTTGAACCTGCCCCGCTGTGATGAATTGCTGGCGCGCATTGCCGGCGCAGCATTTCGGGGAGGTGGGGATGGCGCAGCCTACGCTGTTCGTCGAAGAGATCCGTGTTGTCGTCGAGGACAACTTCGTCCACCTGGTTGGCATGACCACCGCCGACGGAAGCCGACAGTCGGAACGCTTGCCCGCTTCTCACCTGGTGATGAGCAACGAAGTGTTTCGGCGGCTTCTCGCCGACGGCCGCACCAAGCTGGCGAGGGGCGGGCACTGAGGCGCTCATTCGGCGACCTCGCTCGCCGCGGGTGTCGCTTTCGCCGGGCGCATGACATCGACCGGCCATTCCGAACCGGCCGGCCAATTCTCTGAAAACCATGCGACGACAGCGTCATATTTGCGCACTGTCAGCGTGTTGCCCTCGCGAAGCCGCGAGAAGAACGCGCCGTCGGCTGCGCAATGGCGGCCGATAGTCGATTCCGCGAGGTCCTTATGAGCACGGAACTCGTCGAGAAGGGACTGCAGGTGGCGGATGAGTTCAGCTTCCATGCGCATAACGATAGTGGGATCAATCCTACTTCGTCAATAGGAAACTTCCCCCTCGCTTGTCAGGAGCGTGGGTTGGATAATTCCCACATGGAAAATGAACTGCAAAAAATCGTGTCGCGACGGCTAGATGAGCTCGGTCTCGGGCCCGTCGAGGCGGCCACGCGGGCCGGCCTCGAGCGTACGTATATTCGTGACATCGTGCAGGGCAAAAAGCTTTCCGTGCGCACCGACAAGCTCGAATCGCTGGCACGCGCCTTGCAGCTGGACGCCAAGGATCTCGGCTTGTCCAAGGCGACATCGGTCTCTGGTGACTCCGCTGTTCGCAGGGTCCCCGTCAAAGGCTTCGTGCAGGCCGGCCACTGGGCTGAGACCTGGGAGTGGAGCGATGACGATGTTTATTCGGTCCCGGTCCCTGACGATCCCGCCTTCAGGCCCTTCGGGCTGCATGCCGCTGAGACGCGCGGGCCTTCCATGAACAAGCGCTACCCGGAGAAAACCGTTCTCGTCTTCACCGACCTAATCGAGACCGGCGCCCAGCTCGAGCTTGGAAAGCGCTATATCGTGGAGCGCGAACGTGCCGACGGGTTGCGGGAGGCGACGGTCAAGACGCTGTGGCGCGATGATGGCGGCAAGATCTGGTTGCTCCCCGAATCGGAAGATCCCAGATTCCAAGAACCGATCCCGATTGACGGCGGAGAGGACGACACCGTGCGGGTTGTCGGCCGCGTCGTCTACGCGGTGAGCAAGGAATGAGGCGAATCGGGATAGCCGCGATTTGTGCGGCCGTCGCATGGCCTGCCGGTGCTGCATCTCTATCGGAAGGCCAGCAGGCAGCCGTGCAATCAACGATTCTAGGCATCCTCAAGGATCCCGACAGTGCAAGGTTTTCAGCGATGTCGGCGGCGCCCCAGGTCACCGGCGAGACGATCGTCTGCGGAACCGTGAACGCGAAAAACGAACTCGGCGGCTACGCCGGGCCTGCCCCATTTTACGGCAAGCTCTACGGCGACGGTCAGTTCTTTCTCACCAGCCTTGCAGACGGTGCTGCAGAAGCATCGAACGTCATCGCCCGATGCGATGCGCTGGGTACAAATATCAACCGGTAGGGATGTTGACAGCGGCGAAGCGCGCGGTTTATCCGCGCGCGCTTCCACGCGCTCGGTTGGAGATTATCTCTAACCTTCATCGTAGAGCTCTACGTTAGACGAATCGCGATTTCACTCGACGATTCCGTGTCCCGCTACATCCTGCAGCGTTGGTGTGTCCCGCATTCATCGAGAGGTTGGCTGAACGCCAACCTTGATGCTGAGCCATACGAATCGAGGATAAGCTCCTGCGCGCGCGAGGCTTGCCAGCCACTTCGAAAAAGTAGGAACAATCCTATTTTCAGACTTGACGAGTAGGATCGATCCCACTTATCGTCTGGGGAGTAGGAGAAATCCGATGCCCTCGAAACCCTTCTTCGATCCTGAAATTGACCAGTTGCGGTCCGCGATCGCTCGTCGCCATGAGTACCGGCGGATCGCCATCGCGTTGAGCTTCATCATCGCAGGCCTACTCGTTGCCGCTGGCATGGGCTGGGTGCTCTGATGCCATCGCGCCCAGAAACCCTCGCTGAATACCGTCGGCGCCGCGCCTACATCGCCGCGCTTGCCGCCGTCGAGCCCGCCGAGACGATATTCGACCGCACGGTGAACTGGCTGGCGGAACATCCGCGCATCACCTGCGTGCTGGTCTGCGGCGTCGCGATGATCCCGCTAGTCGTCGAGGTGCCGCGATGATCCGCGCATCAAAGTATACGCCAGGACCATGGATGGCCGTCGAAGGCTCCCGTGGACCGCGTCGGGCGGCAGCATGGATATGCACCATCGGGAACAATCCCGGCGACCCCGCCGTGTTCTCTACGGTCCTGGACGGCAACAAATTCGTGTTCGGCGACAAGCTTGCTGACGCCCGCCTGATCGCCGCCGCCCCCGAGATGGCCAAGGCTCTGGACGCGATCGCCGGGCCAGAGCTCTTCAACATCGCTGTCAACGGCGTTGAAGTCTCGCCGGAACGAATGCGCGCCTTGCTGGGTGAAATTTACGAACTTGCCCGCATTGCTGCCAACAACGCGGAGGGCTCTGACATGGATGCCCCATCCATCGACCCATCGCTCCACGACCTCCGCCGCTCGCTCGACCACGCCGAGACGGAACTCGCTTGCGCCGACATGATCGACAACCAGGCGCGGCGCGTCGCTGAGACGGAACGCTGCCGGCGTCGGCGTGACGACCTCAAGGCGCAGATCGCCCGGATCGAGGAGACCTTCTGATGGCCTCGATCGAAGACGCCCCGGAAAGGATGCTCCGCGCCTGGGCTGATGCCGGGATCATTTCATCCGCTCGCTATGTCGAAGAGATGGCGCGCCGGCACCCCACATGCGAGACGCGGATCCTCGCGTTTCCGAACGGCGAGACGATGACGCTCTTCGAGCCCGACCGCATGCACGTCGCGGCGCCGCCGCTCGACTACGCGATCGAGCACGAGCTCGCCGCCGATCTCGACATCCCGGACCTCGATCGCATCGAGGCGATGTTCGACGACGACGATAGGCCGAACCCGGCGCCAGGCGCCTGGATAGTCGGTTTCTTCCTCGCGACTGTCGCCATCGCCGGAGTGCTGATCTGGAGGTCGCTGTGATGACTGCTCAGCGCCTCACCACCGAGCAGCTGCGCGAGCTCGCCGATGACGCTTTCACCGTCATGAATTTTGCGCGTCGCATGGGCTTGAAGAAGGACCGCCAGCTCGAGGAGCTCGTCCGCACCTTCGAGGTCACGCTCGGCTATCGCCAACCATCCTCATCGACCGGAGCGTCATCATGAACGACACCTTCCAGAGCATCGGTGATCTCGCCGCCGGCATCGTCGGCAATATCGAGATCATCAAGCCGGCGAACCGCGAGGAATGGCTTGCCGCGCGCAAGAAGGATGTCACGGCATCCGATGCGTCGACGCTCCTCGGCATCAATCCCTACAAGACGCCGTTCGAGCTCTGGGCCGAGAAGACCGGCCGCAAGCCTGACGCCGAAGACAACGATGTTTTCCGCCGCGGCCGCGCCATGGAGTTCATCGCGATCGACTTCCTGCGCGAGGACTATCCCGCCTGGGACATCACCCACAGCTACAACAATCGCTATTTCCGCGATCCCGCCGCCAGGATTGGCGCCACCCCGGACGCCTTCGTCCGCATGCCGGAGCGCAAGGGGAAGGGGATCATCCAGATCAAGTCGGCATCCGACTACTCGGTGAAAAACTGGATCGACCCCGATACCAAGGCGATCACCCCACCTCTCTATGTCGCTGTCCAGGCGCTGATCGAGGCCGCACTCACCAAGGCGAACTATGCGCTCGTCGCGCTGATCGTCTCCGGGCATGGCCTCAAGCTGCACCCTCCGGTCGAAATCCCGCTCGTCCCGAAGCTGATGGATCGGGTCAAGGGTGAAGTCGCCGACTTCTGGCGGCTCACCGATAGCGGCGGTCACCCCGACGCGGACTGGAAGCGCGACGGCGAGCTGCTCGAGGATCTCTACGAACCGGACGGCAAGGTTGTCGACCTCTCGAACGACAACAGGTTGCCGGAGATCCTCGACGAGAAAGCCCGCATCGCCTCCGAGAAGGGCGTCATCGAGAAGCGCCTGAAGGAAATCAAGGCGGAGCTGCTCGACAAGATGAACGGCGCCTCTGCGGCGAGGATCTCGGACGGCCGGCTGATCACCGCCAAGACCGTGGAGCGCGCCGGCTACGAGGTGAAGGCGACCTCATACATCGATGTCCGCATCAAGAAAGCCGGCGCCGCCGAATAGCGCGCGCCTTCCGGAAAACAGGAGACCAATTTCGATGAATACTCTCGCGAAGACCGAGACCGTGGATCCGCGCACCGGTGAGATCACCGACCTGCCAGCAGGCTTCTCCGCCAGCAACCAGAGCTTGGCGGTGCAGCTCGCCATGGCAGAACTCAACCAGGACGTCACAACAGCTAAGGCGTTTCCGCGTTCGGTCGCCAGGGTTATGCGCAATGTCACCGAGCTTGTCATGCTCGACGAGCAGACTGCCAAGGAATGCGTCTACGCGGTCCCGCGAGACGGCAAGACGATCCGCGGTCCTTCGATCCGCCTCGCCGAGATCATCGCGTCTCAATGGGGGAACTGCCATTGTGCTTCTCGCATCGTTCATGTCGACAAGATCGAGAAGTACGTCGAATCCGAGGGCATCTTCCACGATCTCGAAACCGGCCTGAAGCGCACCGCGCGCACCCGCAAGTCGATCGCGAAACGCGACGGCGGTCTCTACTCCCAGGACATGATCATGACGGCCGGCAACGCCGCAGCCTCGATCGGCATGCGCGAAGCCATCCTTAAGGGTGTCCCGAAGGCGGTATGGCGCCAGGCCTTCGATCACGCGGGAAACGTGATCCGCGGCGATATCACCACGCTGGCGGACCGACGCGACGACGCCATGAAGGCGCTGGCCGGCATCGGTGTCACCCCCGACCGCATCTTCGCCGCCGTCGGCGTCGCCGGCCTCGAGGAGATCGGCGTCGAGGAACTCGCCGACCTGTTCGCGATGTACCAGGGCATCAAGAGCAAGGAGACCGACATCGATGAGGTCTTCCCGCCCATCAAGAAGGGAGGCGGTGATCAGCCCGCCGATCTGAAAGGCAAGCTCGACAAGCTGGCTGATGGCGGTGGTGCCAAGGAGCAGACCGGCGGAAAGACCACCGACCAGCCGAAGCAGAACGCCAAAGAGAAACCCACCGCCGAGCAGAAGAAGCCGGCGGATAAGAAATCGGATGCCGACACTCCAGCGGCATCCGAGAAGCCCGGCAAGCAGGGGCATGCTGCCGAGCAGTCGCCGTCGTCCGGTGCCCCGTCCCCCAACCCCGCCCAGCCGGACGACGGCGATTCCATTGCAGTGGCGACGCGCCTCGGTCGCGCCGCCTATCGCAAGAACATGTCGGAGCGCGCCGTTCCGGTCGACTACAAGCAGGCCGGCCGCGAAGCTGAGAAGGATGCCTGGCTCGCCGCCTATCGGGATGAAGCCGACAAGGACAATCCGGAGCCCGGCGCGATCGAGGAGGACGAGCGTTGATCTTGTTCCGAGGCATTAAGAAAGACGCCACGGTCGAGCTCGTCGAGTCCGATTTCAAGCCCGACGAGATCGTCGCGTCGACGCTGCTGGAACGCAGCACAAAGAAGGTAGGCGAGACGCTCAACCGCCTGCGCGCCAGCGAAACCGATCTGGAACGCCAGATCGCGACGCTGACCGAGGAGCTCAGGCAGACCCGCGTTGCGATCACGGCGTTCGATGCCGCCGGCGCCATCCTGGTCGGCAGCCAGGAGCCGGCGAAGCCGCCGACAGCGACGGCTAACATCGGTCGTCTGGTGCCGCGCACGGGCGAAGGAGATCATCCATGAGGATCATCGCTGCACTGTTCATGTTCGGCGTCGTGACGTTTGTTGCCGCCTGGCTGACGGTCCTGCCGATGGTCGGCCTGTTCTACATCTTCGGGTGGTTGAGATGACGGTTGAGGTCCGCGCCGCCGACGTCGCCAAATTCGAGAACGGCCGCAAGGTCGTCTCTGTCACCCGGCCGGGCATCATGAAGGTGCCCGGCAAGGATGGTCCCGTCGATCAATCCTTCAATGTCGGCGACGTCATGCTCGTCGACGCCGGCGGCCGCGCCATCGTGACGCCGCTGAGTTTCGCCGGCGCCACGGATCTCGCACGCGCCGTCATCGAAGGTCACCCCGGCGCGGTGACCGACAGCCATTCGCTCCGCGCTTTGGCAACCGCGATCATCGGCTTCGCCGCCCAGGTTGTCGCGCCGGAGCCGGTCACCGAATAGGCCGCCGCCGCGACCTGACCCCAAGGAGAGAACAATGACCATCGCCGATCGCGTCAAGAAGATCATCGCCACGCATCTCAGCATCGATGTTGCCAACGTCGTCGACCAAGCTGGGATCATCGAGGACCTCGGCGCCGACAGCCTCGATAGCATCGAACTCATCATGTCGTTCGAGGAGGAATTCGGGATCGAGATCCCCGACGACGACTGCATGACGATCATCACCGTCGGGCAGGCAGTCGCCTACCTTGAGAAAAAGGTTGGCGGGTCGGTCTGATGAGCGATTTACGTACAGAGAACCCGGCGACCACCGAGGCCTACGTCAAGGCGCTGGCTGGCTGCGACGTCAAGTTGCCGGTCGACGTCGGGGCTGAACTCGGCGTTATTTACGATGCCGACGGCCGCGATGTCATCACGATCGATGTGAACAACGATCGCCCCGACGAGCAGGTCGAGATCATTTCCCGATGGATCGTCCTAGCCGTCAATACCTGTGGTGGTTTCCGCGCGGAGCGTCGCCATGGATAGCCCATTCTCCCGATTTACGGATGCCGAGGTCCGCGAGATGCTTCGCGGCGCTGGACTGCCCGACGCGCTCGACGACGATAACGTGCGCAAGCTCGGCCTCGTGCCGACGCAGCGAGCGCATGTGCTGGCCCTATACAGCGAGACGCCGGATGTCGATGTGATTTTCGGAAGATTGCGCGGAGCGGTGCCGAAGTCGAGCATCCGCGCCTATCTCTGCCGCGCCTATCCGAATGGCGAATGGCGGCAGCGCCGCCACAGGCGGTCGCGCCATGACTGAGCCCTACACTTTAATCCGCGTGATCGACACGGAAACGACAGGGCTCGACGACCCCGCAGAGATGGTCGAGGCAGGGTGGACGGATGTCCGCCTCTTCCCGTTCAACGGATGGCAGATCGAGAGTGGACCTTTCTCACGCCTTGTCCGCCCGGGGATGCCGATCACGTTCCCGGCAATGGCGACCCATCACATCACCGACGCGGTCGCCGCGACCGGCGATGACCCCGACACCGTCCGTAGGGCGATCGTTGCGGGCGCCGATATCCTCTGCGCGCATAACGTCGAGTTCGATAGCCGGTTCATCCGTGGTCACAGCCTGCCGTGGGTGTGCACGCTGAAGGCGGCGAAGACGGCCTGGCCGGAGATGCAGAGCCACAAGAACGGATCGATCCGGTACGAACGTGGGCTCTGCCTTGATGACCCCCGGACGGAACCGTCGCATCGCGCCGGGCCTGACACGTGGGTTACCGCGCACATCTTGCTCGATCTGCTGAAGCTCTATCCGGTGGAGACGCTGATCGAGATCAGCACGAAGCCCATCCTATTGCTGAAGGTCGATTTCGGCGAGCACGCCGGCAAGCGGTGGTCGGAGGTCCCGACGAGCTACCTCAACTGGATCCTCCACAAATCCACGATGCCGAGCGATCCCAAGAAGGTCGACGAGGTGTTCACCGCGCGCCATTGGTGGGTGAAGCATACCTCCGATCCCCAACCACAGGCCGCCGCCCAGACGCCGCCGCCGCGCCAAGTCGAGACCGATCCCGACGCCTGGCGCAAGACCATCGGAGGGGCGTTCTGATGGCCGAGGACTGGACAATCAACAAGGTCGTCTTCGCCCCGAAGATAGCGGCGGAGCTGCTCAACGCGCACCGTGCCCGCGTCGACGAGTTGCTCGAGGCAAATAATCGCTTCGAGCAGGACGGCCGCAACTGGCGGATCGTCGAGCAGCTGCGCGCCGGAGAGGGGAGCTCGGTCGAGATCCTCTGCGATAACCCCGATTTCAACGGCCAGCCCAACAACGCCGTGGTCTGCAACGGCGAGTGGACGGACTGGCAAAGCATCCGATTCACCGGCGACACCATCGATGCGGCGCTCGGCGCCGCGATGGTCGCCTTCACGCAATGGAGCAGGAAAAATGCCGGAAACTGAGGAAGCCCCGGTCGCTGAAGAGCAGCCGTTCGAATGGATGCTGGTCGAGATCTTCGGCCACCGCTCCCACTGGGGCCGCGGCATCGAGGTGGAGCGTTTCGGCGCCAAGATGCTGCGCATCGACGTGCCTCAGGTGGAATGGTCGACGCCGACGGCGGAGAAGCCGGAACCGGAATTGATAGCAACCGGATGGGTATCACACTTCTATGGCGGCTCCGCGATCTTCTCCAACACGCTGACCGACGAGCGCACGGTACTTCGCCGTAACGCGCCGTACAGCAAGCCGGCGCTCTACATCGCGTCGCCCGATCATCACGACGGTGCTGGAGGCATCCACACGTCCGATGACGACCACGACTTCGTTGACCATGAAGAAGATGACGGGAGGCCTTGGTGATGTCGACCAGCCTCCGCGTCTACAAGGCCAGCGAGGTCCTCGCCGTGCTTTCCGACCACCAGGTGACGACGGGCGCCAAGCTCGCCGCCCAGGTCAAGGTCAGCGAGCGCACGATCTACCGCTACGTCCGCCAGCTGCGCGCCGCCGGGCATCCAATCCTGTCAGAGGCCGGCATGGGCTATCTGCTGAAGGAAAGGCCGGCGAAATGAGAGACGACAAGCGCTTCGGCAAGATCAGCGACTGCCTTCGGAAGAAGGGCTTCCGGCTGCGCTGCCTCAACACCGGCGCCAGCAATCCGAAGGTGCCGGTCGTCATCCTGATCGAGAAGGCGACACGCCGGGAGGTCGGAAGGCGATGACCAGCGTCCACAGGCTCTGCGCGATTCTCCTGGTCTGCATGACGGCGGGCTTCATCGCCCATGACCTCGCTAAGCACGAAGGCTGCATCGCCTGGTGCACCAACATCGCTAGCGCCGGCCGGGCAGACTGAAATCCCGACCGGCATCCCGCCGGCGGGGAATTGAGGAGCATGGAAATGGCAACGATCAAGAAACTGACGGACTGGAAGGCGAAACGCGCCAGCGCCTCGCTGACGATCACCGGCCTCGATCCGAAGGGCAACGAGGTCAAGATCACCGGCGTCCCCGTCATCGAGGCCGGCAAGAAGGGCAGGGGTCCGATCGTTGCCGATAAGACCGGCGCCCGCTTCGAACTGGTCTGAGGCGGGCCGCAACCCCAGAGGCGCGCCCTTCCTCGTGAGGGGCGCGATAATCGAGAGGGAAGACGATGGAAGCTCAAGCCTATCCGCTGACCTGGCCCGACACGATGCCGAGGACCGCCAACAAGGTGGCCTCGAAATTCCAGACCGGCCTATCCGCCGCGCTGAAGAATGTGCGTGGCTCGCTTGAGCGCTTCGCCGGCGACAGCGGGAAGAAGGTCGCCAACCTGGTGATCTCGTCCAACGTGACGTTGGGCGTGGAGCGCCCGTCCGATTCCGGAGTAGCCGTCTGGTTCGTCTGGGATGGCATGCAGGTCTGCATCGCCGTCGATCGGTACCCGAAGGTCGAGGATAACCTTCAAGCCATTCATCACATCGTGGAAGCTCGGCGTACCGAAATGCGCCACGGCGGCCTGCACATCGTGCGGGCCACGTTCCGAGGCTTCACCGCCCTGCCTGCGCCGAAGCAGAAGGGCTGGCGCGAGGTCATGGACTTCATGCCGGGGGACGAGCCTCAGATCACCCGCGACGTGATCGAGAGCCGTTTCAAGCGGCTGGCAGGCCAGCGTCATCCCGACAAGCCAGGCGGGTCGCATGAAGCGATGGCCGAGCTCAACAACGCCAAAGAACAAGCCCTGAAAGAGAAAGGCAACTGATATGGCCGGATCACTCAATCGCGTAATGCTGATCGGAAACCTGGGAGCCGATCCCGAAATCCGCCGGCTCAACAGCGGAGATCCGGTCGTCAACATCCGCATCGCCACATCGGAGTCCTGGCGCGACAAGAACTCCGGTGAACGCAAGGAAAAGACGGAGTGGCATAACGTCGTCATCTTCAACGAGGGGCTCGCCAAGGTCGCCGAGCAATATCTGAAGAAGGGCGCCAAGGTCTACGTCGAGGGCCAGCTGCAAACGCGGAAGTGGCAGGATCAGTCCGGAGCGGATCGCTACACCACCGAGATCGTGCTGCAGAAGTTCCGAGGGGAACTCCAGATGCTCGACACCAAGAACGGCGGTGACGGAGATCGCGGTGATGACCGCGGCCGGTCGAGCGGCGGCAATGGTGGCGGCCAGCGGCAGAGCGATTTCGGAAGTGGTGGCGGCGGCGGTGGTGGCGGTCGATCAAGCCGAGAACTCGACGACGAAATTCCTTTTTAAAACAAGGATTTAGACCACCATGTATATATGTCGTATTTGCAATCAAAGCAAGCAGCCGAGCGACTTCTACGCCAACGCCGTCAATTTCGATGGCGTCGGGGTTTGTAAGGTGTGCTGGCGCGCGCGGGTCAGGCTTCGCCGTCGTGCCAATCCCAAGGTCCAGGAGTACGACCGGCTCAGAGCCAGCCAGCCGAAGCGGCGTCTTGCCGCGCGGGCCACTACAATCAAATGGAGGGCGGACAACCCGACGGGCTACAAGGCGCAAACGGCCGTCGGCAACGCCATCCGTGACGGGCGGCTAGATAAACACCCCTGCGCGAATTGCGGCGAAACGAGGAACGTTCGCGGCTTCCACCCTGACTACGCTCAACCCCTGGAAGTGACATGGCTTTGTGCGAAGTGCCATTGCAGGCTTCTCGCATCCTCGCCTGAAATCCGTCAGAAGAGAGCCGCCAATTCGCGGTTCGAAGCGATTCAGGCCCGCTGATGGTCGCCTATTCCTTCAAGCAGCGCTTCGCCCCGCCGATCCTGGCCGGCACCAAACGGCAGACCATCCGGGCCGATCGGAAGCGTCATGCCATGCCGGGCGAGCAGCTGCAGCTTTACACCGGCATGCGGACCAAGCAGTGCAAGCTGATTGCCCGAGCCACGTGTGCAGGTGTCGACTTGGTGCTGCTGAACTTTGCCGACTATGGCGTGGTCAGGATAAACGGCATCGTGCTGTTTTCCGATGCCGCCATGCAGGAGTTCGCTCGTCGCGATGGCTTCGCCTCATGGGCGGACATGCGCACCTTCTGGCGCGAAAACCATCCCGGCATAGATCAGTTTGAGGGCGTCATCATTCGCTGGGGAGATCTCGGATGAGGCTGCTTCCGGTAATCCTCATCGCATCTTGGCTCACCGGCTGCGTCACCGATGCGCCTGACATGTCGCGCCGCGAGGCGCGCGACATCACCAGTCTAGCCATCGTCCTGGGGCCGCATCCATGACGATCGACACAATCCTCACCCGCCTCCGCGCTGGCGAGAAGCTGCACCAGCAGATCGTCGACGGCCGCCGGCAATGGTGGTTCGATGAACCGTTCCAGGATGTCCCCGATGCCGTGGTGGCGTCGATCCGCGCCAGCGGCGAGTTCGAGCTGAAGGAGGCCGGCGACAGCCTCTTCGGGCTGCCGGAGAACTCCCAGACATGGGGGGGGGTAGGCGTGTCTGATCTGACGGCTTTTCAGCAACGGGTCGCAGCGTGGTGCGTGGAGTGCTTCGGCGATACCACGGCGTACGACGTTGTAGAGCGAAACTGGCGCTTCCTCGAGGAATCACTCGAACTAGTACAATCGCTCGGCGGGAATGCCGCCGACGCCCATACGCTTGTGGATTATGTCTTCGGGCGTGAGCCCGGCGATCCTCGCCAAGAGATCGGCGGCACAATGGTCACGCTTGCAGCTCTTGTCGCGGCAAACGGCCAGTCGATGGGCGAGGCGGCCTTCTGCGAACTAGAACGAATCGAGCGTCCTGAGATCGTCGAGAAGATCAGACGCAAGCACGCCAGCAAGCCCCATCGTTCGCCGCTCCCAGGCGACTATAAGCATGCGAGAGAGCCATGAAACCGCTGGTCGTCCACCGATACACGCTCCCATTGCAAACCGTCGTCGAGCAGCTGCTGGGCGTGGAAGCCTCAGATGGAGAGGCCTTCGTGGTCACCGTCGAAGACGACGATCTCGTCGTCGACATCATTGAGCCGGCCGGGCTCAGAAGCGCGGCGCAGGAGCCAACCTTGGAACCTAACTTCCAAGGGAACTCCCAAGGTTCGGCGACCGAGGCGCCCTCAAGCGAGGCGGAGAAAATTAACACACCCGAGAAGCCGAAGGGTGGTGCGCTCGCGCAGCGCGCGGGCATCATCTGCGCTGAGAAAGGCTTCTGGAGGTTTCTGGCTGAAGCCTACCAGGCCACTGGCGTCGATTCCGCTGACGCCGCCGCGACGTTGTTGCGCGCGGAGTGCGGCATCACCAGCCGGTCGGAGCTCGACCACCACGCCAAAGCCGGCGAGACCTTCCGCGGGATCGAGAGCAGATACCGGATGTGGCTGGAGGGGTATTGAGCAGCGTTCGCTTTCCCCTTCAGCCGCGCATGGTCGCCCCTGAGAAGGTGGCCCGACGGCTTGGCGTCACCGCGGCGGTCTTTGCGGCGAAGCGCGCCGAGCTCGAGGCTGCTGGCTTCCCAAAGCCAGATCTCGTGTTGGGTAACTACTGTTTAGAGGCCGTGGACAAGTGGATCGATGTCCAAGGGGGCTTGACCGGGGCCGACGATCCGGTTTCCGCTCAGGCCGCCATGTTGCGGGCTGTGCGGGAGAAGGCATGGGCAAAGTGAAAGTCCGCTATTACAGCGTCATCAAGGGCCGGGGCTATTGGCAGCCCACCGCCGCGATGCGTGCCGCCGGCTTCAAGCCGCAATCGTGCGGCCCAGACGGGCCTTCAGCCTGGGCAATCGCCGAGCAGCTAAACAAGGCGTGGGACAACCGCGATGTCCCCGCGGCCGCCACGAGCCCAGTGCCAACGGTCGAGACTTGGCCTGCAGGTTCCGTCGGCGAGGCCTTCTTTGTCTATCGCGGCACCAATGAATGGGCGAAGAAGGCGGTACGCACCAGAGAGGACTGGGAGCGCGGCTGGAAATACATAGGCGCGGTCTTCGGCAAATTCTCCCCGAAGCTGGTGACGATGCCGGCGATATCGGAATGGCGGCAGGGTATCGAAGACGGCGTCAGCCTACGGGAAGCACACCGTGCGCTGAAGATCTGGCGTGCGCTCTGGAAGGTGATGGCGGCTTTAAAATATTGCGAGAAGGATCAGGATCCGTCGCTGGCGGTGGTGAACACCGAGCCCAAAGGGCGTTCCCAAACATGGAACGAAGGGGAGGCGGTCCGGCTGGTCAAAGGCGCGATTCGCCTTGGATATAAAGGGCTTGCTGCTGCTCTTGCATGTATGTGGGACGGCGCCGTGGCGCCGGTCGACGCGCGGACGCTGAAACTGTCTCAGAAGCGCCAGGACGGCAAAGGCATCTGGTTTGACATCACCCGCGGCAAGACCGGCCGTGACGGCGTCCTGACCCTGTCGCGCCGCAGCGAGCGCCTGTTCAGCTGGTATGTCGAGGAGCAGTTTGGCGAGGCTGAGCCGATCAGCAGTATGGAAATTTTCCGGACCCGACGTGGCGCCGCCTATCGGAAGAACTCGTTCGCTGAGGATTTTCGCGACGTGCGCAAGGTTGTCTTCCCGGGCGACACCAGGATGATGCTGGACTTTCGGCGTTCGGGAAGCACCGAGGCCGTCGCAGGCGGTGTCGAGGGCACCGCGCTTTCGGCGAAGCTCGCTAACTCGCTTTCCGAATCGAAGAAGCTCGAGCAGACCTACGTGCCCGTCCAGGTCGAGATGGTAAGGCGCGCCGACGATGCGAGACGCGAGGGAAGGCGGGCTCTCAGGGGGAACAAAAAGAGCTAAAAGTCTGAATTGCCGGTCTGGCGTTCAGACTTTTCACCCTCTACCCAACGGCTAACTTATTGAAAAACTGGCGCGAGTGACGGGGCTCGAACCCGCGACCTCCGGCGTGACAGGCCGAACGGATAACCTTTCCGATCAACGGGTTCAGAGTTTTCCACATGTTTTGAGCGGGTGTGGACAAACCGCGAAACTTTGAACCTTCAGCCTGCCCGTTTCCCGAGCTTTTGTCGAGCGACCTCGCGCTCGTGCGGCCACGCGCAATGCTCGGCCGTAAGCGTGTGATGGATGAAGCCGACGCGCTTGTCGTCGCGGCCGCCGGCGCGGCACTTCGGGCAGTAGAAGTGCGGCAGCAGATCCTGCTCGCCGCAGCCATGATCGAAGCCCAGACGGCGGCCGAGTGCGACCAGATTGATGCGATTGTGATGGCCGCAGCCGGGATTGCGGCAATGCGCGGTCATCTCCTGGCCGAGCGCCAGCATCTTGCCGATGCTGTCTATGGCGAGCGGATAGGTGATCTCGGGGAGGCAAAACATCCTGGCGAGATAGGCTCGTGATACTCCGCCTTCAATCCCCGCTGATCTTCTGCACCGAGCCGTGCCGGAGCTTCGCTTCGCCGCGCAACGACCGCACCGTGGCCCTGAGACCAGGTTGCAGCCATTCGACATTGTCAGCCGCGACGGCGGTCGGAACAGGCGCCGGTGAGGCGCCGCGCATGCGCTTCAGGAGCCGTTCCCTAACCTCTTTCGTGATTGATATCGCCGGCGCGCCCGCGTACTTGCCCTCACGCGCGACCAGCGCGACAGCTGGCTTGCTGGGCTCCCGCTTGATGCCAAGCAGATCGAAGTCCGCCGTCTCCCAACATTTGATCTTCAGCCAGGCTTCCGTTGGCCCGCTGCGATAGGAGCTGCCGCGGCGTTTCGAGACCATGCCCTCGAGGCCCATCTTTTCGACCGCCTTGTAGAACTCGGCGCCGCCGCCCTCGACATGCTGGCTGTATTGGATGATGCCGTCGGCCGGCTTGACGAGGTCCCACAGGATCGCCTTGCGCTCGATCGCCGGGACGGCGCGGAGATCCTGGCCATCGAGATGCAGGATGTCGAAGGCGACGAAGGCCAGCCCTTCGGCGTGCCATGCCATGCGCGAGTGGATGGCATGGAAGTTCGGCCGGCCGTCGGGCTCCGGCGCGATCGTCTCGCCATCGAGGATGAAGGATTTCGCGGGGAGCTTTTCACCGGCGTCGACGATCGGCCAGTAGCGTTTCGACCAGTCATGGCCGTTGCGAGAGAGGGCGCGCACGCCGGCCCAGTCGCGGATCAGCTGGGTGCGGAAGCCGTCGTATTTGATTTCGTGGAGCCAGTCGTCGCTGACCGGCGCTTCCAACACCAGCGCTGGCTCCATCGGCCGGATGAACTTCAGCCGCTCTTCAGCGTTACGCATGCACAACACCCAACAACCGGATTCAAGCCGCGATGGCTCTATCGGTTCCGGGCATTTTAGCGAAATTGTATGTGGGAAGGGTTATGAAAAACGATCCGGACTGCCGCGCCGCCCTCCGGCTCATCCGCGCCACGATCGAGGAACACTGCCCGCCGGGCGTGTTGCCCAGCGAAGAAGCGGTGAACGGCCTCTATGGTCCAACCGTGCTTGGCGAGGCGCAGGCGCTGGCGCGCGCCATAGCGCTCACCGTTGAACGGCTGTCCTTCGACCAGACACAGAAGCCGCCGGCGGCAAGCATCAAGACCTGAAACGCAAAAAAAGCCCCGCTGGCGGTGAAGCCAGCGGGGCGAATGGCGCAGTACAGCGCCCGGGAGGATCAGCGAGGCGTGCCGGCTTGCTCCGCGGCGACCTTTGCCATCAACGCGGCGATCTGGTCTCTCAGCCGCCCCTGTTCGGTCTTCAGGTCGATGAGCAAATCCCTGCCGTTTCCAAGCGAGTTGGAGAAGGTCTGGAAATCCGCGCGCTGCTGGTCAAGCTGGCGCTGCAGGTTGGCGACATCGCGCACTGCGTCGGCGCGGATGTTCTCGATGTCGTGGTCGCGACTGAGGTTCCTTTCCTGCCATTCATTGCGATACACCATGGTGTCCCGGATCGATGAGACCGAGGCGAGCATCGTTGCCCGATCTTCAACGCCGCGCTGGGTGCGCCAATCCATTTCCTGCCGCGAGACCGTGTTGGCGGCCAGCGCCTGGATGGACTTCTGCGTATCGACGATGGCCGCCTTCATGTCGAGATTGGCGTCGCGTATTGGAGTCAGCGCCTGGGTAACGAAGTAGCCGAGCACGCTGGACGCGACACCGATAGCCAGAAAGATGACCGGCCACTGCGTCTTGTTGCGCTCGGCCAGATTGCTCGACAACGCCGCGATTGCCTGTCGCGTTTCGTTGGTCGAGGAATTGAGCAAGTTGTTGACCTGGCTGAACCCAGCCCGCATTTCGACTTCGACATCATTGATGCGGCGCCCCATGTTGGTGATGCGCTCGCCCTGCGCCGCCTGAACCGCATCATGGTAGGTGCGCTGCTGTTCGTCGCCGTTTGCCATGTCTTCCGCCATTTCTGCCCCAAAGCCCTTTCATGCACTGCTCAAAGAGACTTCAGCCACCAAATCGCCAAAGCGCCGGCGGCGATGGCGACGTATGGCCACGAGCGGCGCCATGCCTCTCGTAGCCATGCCGTCATCAGTTCGACGCGACCTTCCATTGGTCGGTCAGGTCTTCGGTGTGTTCGGCGGGAACGCCCAGACGAACGCCGCATTGACGCCCGTCATGGCGAAGGCGGTGACCTGGGCGGTGGTGAAGCCGAGCATGGTGCAGGCCTCGGAGCCGTCAGTGGCCGGCGCACAGGTCGCCAGACCCTTGCTGGCGAGGTAGACGGCGCCGATGGCGACGACATTGCCGACCAGCGCGCCGATCAGTTTCGAGTAATTACCCATGGAAGTGACTCCGTTGACGATCTTGGTTGGGATCGAGGCGACGAGCGCGAGCCCGCCGCCTACGAAGGGTTTGCGGCGGCTGCCGGCCGCTGGGCAAGATAGGCGGCGACCGCGGCGTCGAAGGCGGCGTCGACCTGGGCATCGAGCGCCTTCAGCGCGGCGAGCTGGTCGGCCGTGGCCTGGTCGTTGGCAGAGAGGGCCGCGATGATGTTGCGGATCGGCCCAAGCAGATCCTGGGCTTCCTGCACCGCGATCGGGATGATCTGGATCAGCGCGTTGATGACGGTGGCAACCGACTTCGAGCTGGTGATCTGCGGGATCAGGGTGAGGATGGTCTGCAGGAGGGTAATTGCGACGGTGGCATTCATGGTGAGGTTTCCTTTTGGAGGGATGCCGGCGCCGCTCAGCCCTTGTAGGCGGCGACGACAGCGGAGATGGTGGAGTTCGCGGAGGTCAGCGCGTCGTAGAGACCCTTGTCGCCGAGCTCGCCGGGATGGTTGGCGAGGAAGTCCTCGAGCGAATTGCGGGCCACGGTGCCGGACTTGATGGCGGGGATCAGCTTGCCCTGGATCACGGCGTCATCGCAGCCCGTCGGTGCTGGTGCCGGCGAGCAGTAGACGATGTAGTTCTTCGCCGTGATCTTGAGGCCGTCGAAGGCGTTGGCGGCGACGATGATGGTCTTCGCCGGAACCTTGGCCGAGGTGACGGTATCGTAGGCCTTCTGAAGGTTGGCGCAGCCGGCGAACGCAAGCATCGCCAGAGCCGCGAAAGCGACTTTGAGCATGGGAGGTTTCCTTTTTGTCGGATCTGCCCGGAGCCGCCGGGCGCGGATTGGTCAGCAGTCCCGCAGCACGCCGTGATGGAGGAAGCCGTGGAACCCGGGGACGGCTATTGAGCCAGCGCCGGCCGCGCAGGTGTGCCCGTTCTTGTCGACGTGCAGCGTGCCGTCCTCGGGGCGGCCGTGGCGCACCCAGCAGAAATGGGCGTTGTCGTCAGGCATGGTGCAGTTGCTGGCGCGGCTGTCGACCATCCAGTCGTGATTGCCTGGTAGCTTCACCACCAGTGACCGATGATCTGGGCCGACCATATACCCGCTGCCGGTTGGACCATCCTTGCGCCGCTCGGAAATCCACCAGGCGTCCCAGCAAGAGCCGATCGGGGCGCTTTCCAGCGTGGTCCGGTCACCGGTTGCTTCGCAGAGATAGATATGCCGGCTGAAGAGCTGGAAGGGATCATCGGCACCGAAGGCGCGCCCGCAGGCGTTGCAGGCAGTCGGCCAACGAGGATCGCTTTCAGGCGGCTTTCTGTCTTCCCGGTCGCCTTCGATGTAGCCATCGTCGGTGTAGAGGACGTCGGCCTCGCCAAGTTCGAACATGGCGTTGCAATAGCTGCCCGTCGCCGCGCATTTATGCTTGTCGCTGGAGGTGTAGCGGCGAAGCCACTGGCGCTCGCGGTCAGTGGGCTCAAGCCATCTGATCTTATGCTCGGTCATGCCGGCACTTCCAGGCTGCCCTCGTCAGTGGGCCGCTCGTCGCTTGTCTTCGTCCAAGAGGCGAGCGTCATCCCTTCTGGGTAGATGCTGTCGGGAAGACGCGACAGCGACGCGAAGGCGGCGTTCGCCGGAGCCTTGTCGAGCTCGATGACGCGTTCCGACAGCCGCATGACGGCATCGGTGCCGTGGTCCGGGGTGAAATAGCGGGTCTCGCGCGGGACGTCGCTGCTCCCCCAGGTGAGCACATAGATTGTGATCGAGGGTTTGGGTGTCGGCACCGGCACCGGCGGTGCGGCGTCGTCCGGCTTCGGCGGCGTCCACGGCGTATCGGGCCTGCCCTGCCACCATTTGAAGCGGGCGGCGAGCTTCGTATCGTATGAATTGCGAGCATATCCAGGGCCATTGTACCCCCGCGCGAAGGCCGCCCATTGGTGGTTGCGGAGCTCGTCGTCGAGGTGGTTGGCCTTGATGAAGTTGACGGCAGCCTGAAGCCCGGCGGCCTCGCCTCCGTTGACCATGTCGGCAACGAAGGCCTGAACGCTGTCATAGCCGGCGGCGCCGAAGTTCTCGCCGAGCACCTGGCCGATCTGCCAGGACGTCGACATCAGCGCCGCGGTCTCGTCGATCGCGATGGCTTGGACGAGTTTCGGATACTGGCTCGATTGCGGGCCGTAAGGGATGTCGCCCCACCTGGGGGCGGCAAGACCGGCGGCAACAGCCTGCGCCCTGGCGGCGCCGGAGAGATGCGCGTAGAATCGGGCCGGCTCGAAAAGGATCTTCGGGCGACCTTCGTCGTCGTAACCACCGCCGGCGGTTTCGACATCGAGGAAGGCGTGGATCTCATCCTCGCCGACGCCAATGCCATAGCCGATGCGCGGAAGATCGGTGTCGCTCAGGCGCGCGACGACGCCCTTGAACGTGGTGTCCATGGTTGATTTCCCTTTTCCGTTGTTGCGGAAGTTGCGGTTTCAGGCGTTGCGGGGCATTGTCAGGCAAGGCTCGGGGGGAGCGATGGGCGCCTATCACCGATATTTGCTAGTCATTGTGGTCACGATTGCGCTCCTCGCGATCCTTGACGCCGCCCTCTTGCCTCATTCCAACATCTCGATTGCACCGGGCACTGCAGCGAGCGCCGCCAGCGGCATCGCGATGGGCGCAGCACTTTTCGGCGTCGGTCTGCTGTTTCGCCTGCCGATCGGACGCATGAGCGGCGCACTGAAGGATGTGCTGGCGAAGATCTCCGAAGGACTGGAAAGCCTCGGCGTCTTCTTCGCTTTGCTCTTCGTCTTCCAGATCGCCAATGGCCTCTATATGTACCTTGCCGCCGCGACGCAGCGACCGCTGATGGATGCGGCGATAGCGGCCGGTGACCGATCGATAGGGTTCAACTGGCCAGCCGTTGTCGAGGCCGCGAACTCGTCTACTTGGCTCGCCGCAATCCTCGTCGCCTGCTACACGTCAATCCTCTACCAAGGGCAGTTGGTCTTTCTGTTCCACGCCACGATAGGAGGGCGAGAACGGTTTTTCGAGTTCGCAGCGCTGATGGTGGTGACGCTCTTGTTTACCACGACGATATCGATGTTCTTCCCGGCAGCAGGAGCCTACGCCTACTACCACCCCGCCGCGACGTCCTACAGCCACTATACGGCGACAGGCGGGCTCGACCATCTCACCACGCTTCACCGGCTCCGCTCGCTCGCGCCTTTCGAGTTCAGCGTGGAGACGACGATCGGGTTGATCTCCTTCCCGTCATTTCACACCACACTCGGCCTTCTCGTGGTCTACGCTATGCGGCGAACCGTGCTGTTCTGGCCGATAGTCCTGGTCAACGCTTTGATGATCCTCGGCACGATCCCCGAGGGAGGTCACCACCTGATGGACATCATTGGCGGCGCGGTCGTCGCCGTCGTGTCGATTACGCTCATCCGATGGATTGGCCGGGAAGCGAGCGTCGCAACGGCGCCCGCGCTGGCAGGTGCATCTGCTATCCGCGAGAAATAACCGGATATATCCGTCTCAAATCCTAAGCGGTACGCTTTTTGGCCGAACGCCCGGAGGTTCACCGGATAGTTAACGTCGAAATACCTATCGCTTTCAGAAGCTTAGGCGTGGGCAAAGAACTGCCCTCAGTAGATCGCAGTTAACAAATTGCTAATTTTCCTTTGACTCCAACGGCATGTCGGTTTCAGGATCATCGTCGGGACCGGGGGATGAGCATCTTTCAGGAGCACCTCTGTCCGGTATTTGGGTAACAGGGGTTCAAGCACATGCAGAAGATCATCAGTACTTACGAGCAGTTCCGCGACGACGAAAACGGCGCCGCGATGGTCGAATATTCCATCCTCATCGGCATCATCGCCGGCGCCGCGATCCTGGCGATCGTCGCCATCGGCGGCTGGGTAAGCGGGCGCTTTACGGGCCTCTGCACCATCCTGAACGGCAAGGGTATCCTTTCGAGCACCGCCAAGGGTACCTGCAACGCCACCACTGGCACTGGCACCTGATATTGGTCTGGCTCGGGTCGAAAGGCCCGAGCCACTTCCTTAAGGGGCGGAAGCCATGACAAGAATTCTCGACTTGGCGAAGCGTTTTCGCGACGATGAAGACGGCGCCGCAATGGTTGAATACTCGATCCTGATAGGGATCATCGCGGGAGCAGCCATCCTTGCCATCGTGGCGATCGGCGGATGGGTAAGTGGCCGTTTCACCGGCCTCTGCAATATTCTCGATGGCAAGGGCATCCTTACGTCGACAACCAGTGGCACTTGCAAGGCGGCCAGCGGCACTGGCACGTAGCCGACCAAGAAACACACGTCCCCCGTCGATTTGAACCCGAAGGAGACGTGAATGGGAGGGCCGGCGTTCGTCGCGTCGGCCCTCTTGTCGTTCAGGAGAGCGTGATCTTCGGGTCGATGTAGAACGTCGACGAGGCTTTCGCCGCCTTGACGCGAACGAACACCCAACCTTTCTGCTGCGGCGTGAATGTCACCGCCATCTTGAACTTGGTCGTGCTGCCGCCCCAGGTCTCGGAACTCGAGGTGTGACCGGCATTCGCCGCCAGGATGTCGGCCTTGCCATCGTTGACAAACGATGCCAGCGGCGATCCACTTGAGCCGAGATATTCGGCTTCGATCCAGATGTCGTCGTTATTCGGGACGGCGCCACCGCCCCAGATACCCTCGATTGTCGCGGTCACCGATGAGCCCGTGGTGTCATTCCAGATCGCGATCGGCAGGCTTTCGAAAGGATAGAACTCGTTCGAGTTGGCGGTGGTGACGATCTTCCACGAGATCGTCGTGGTGCCATCGTTGGCGCCGCCCGTTCTGACGATCGTGGTTTCCTCGGTGAGCGTCCCCTCGTAGCGCACTCGTCCATGCTTGTAGTTCGTGCCGCCGCTGTCGCAGCGCAGATAATCCAGACCACCGGAGCCGCGCGCAGGCGGGCGCGTCGTCAGGGTCACCGCGGAATCGATCTTGCAATCGACCATGGAAGCGACGATCTCAATGACGCCGCTCAGTGCAAGATCGAATAGCGTCTTGCCCGAACCAGCGGCGCTCAGATCCACGCCGCGCAGGTCGAACCGCGCGCTGCGATTGCCTGAAACGCTGGAGAGCAGGATCGTCGGGATCGTGGCGCCAGTGATCGCCGATGGCGTATTCATCCACAACAGGCTGGCCGTGCAGGAAATCGTCTGCGCCGTGGATGAGAACTGCACCGTGGTGTTGTCGAGAACGATCAGGCTCCCGCCGGCGGAACTGCTGCCCAAAACGATGTTGCCGCTGCTCGACGTCGTGGCGATGCGAAGCGCGCAATTCTTGAATTTGACCGATTGGTCGGTGGATGTCGTGGCGAATATTCTGGCCGTGCTGCTGGAGCTACCAGCGGAAAAAATGATGCCTTCATAGATGATGTTGCCGCCGGTGAAGTTGATGTCATTGCCGGCCGATGTCGAAATCGCTGCCGTCGAGCGTCTGTCCGCCGAAACTGGGGGCACGGAACCGGTGTGATCGACACATATCACTCTGCATGGAGCTGCCGCGCTGCCCGGTGAAGTGAATGTGAGATCGAGCGCAGTGGTTTCGGAATGATCTTCGGAGACGAAGATGGTATCGCCGGCCGATTTTCCAGAGAGCGCCGCTGTGAGCGTCGTGTACGCATTCGCCCAGCTCGTTCCGTTGGCCGCGCCGGCGGCGCCAGACCGGAGATAATAGGTCGCCATCCGTTATCCCTCGTTGATGAAGGCGCCGAGACCGATGGACTGGCGCGTGCCGTTGCTGTTGATGAAGGCGGCGCGACCCATCGCCTGCCTGATGGATGCCGATACCCCGACCGTCAGCGTGAATGTTGCGAGATCGGCGGTGGCGCCGAGATTGTCGGTCACCCGCACGGAGAGACTGGCGAAAGTGCCAGATGCCGTCGGAGTGCCCGATACGGCACCGGTGGATGAGTTTATCGAGATACCGGTCGGCCAGCTGCCGACGAGAGAAAAGGTGTATGGGGTCGCGCCGCCGCTGGCCGAGGCGGTGAAGCCAGAGTAGGCGACGCCCTGGGTTGCAGTTGTGACGGGTGTGCCACCGATCACAAGCGGCGCGAGGCCGGCGAGGCCGCCAATGCTGGCACCGATGCCGGGGATCATCAGCCGATTGCCTTCACCAGATTGGCATAGATCTTGTTGGCGCCGATCACCTGGTAGAAGAGGAGGTCTTCCGCACCTGCGGCCGTTGATAGTGTGGGATCGACGCCGCCGGCGAACTTCCAATCCGCATGATAGGCCAGCGTGCGGCTTCCAGTTCCATCCTGAACGATGCGGATGACGCCGCTTTGCCCGACCTTTGTGTTCGACGGCTGGCCAAGCGTGCGGTTGCCGGCCAACGTAACCACGCCGTTGATGAAGGTTGCCATGTCGACCGCCACCGTCGCGGCATCGGCGAGCGTCACCTCTGCCGCGGCGCTGTAGACGTTGTCGGCGGTCAGCGCTTTGTCGGCCGTTGCGGCGCGCACCTGTGCGGTAGTCGCCTTCGCGAGCGCGCTGGCCTCCGCCGACCAGGCCGAACCGTCATAGAGGTATTTGGTGTCGCTCGTCTGATCGTATGCCTTGAAGCCTTCGAGCGGCGCGACGAAGATCCACGCCGCGTTGTAATAGATCGCGATCGCCTTGTTATGACCGCTGAAGGCGCCTGTGCCGGCCGTGCCGACCACGTAGACATCTCCCTCGGCGGGTGATCCCGGAGGTGCGTTATCGCCGACGCTTACGGCCTGGGTGTTGCCGCCTCCGACAGCCTCGAGGATGGCGATCGCCTCATTGACGGTGACGGAACGGTTGTTCTGCGCTTCCGCCATCTCGGTGATGCCGAGGCGGTTTGATGTCGTCATGCCGCTGCCCTCATTTCGACGCCTTGGCCATAGACCGCGGAAACCTGGTCGACGCCGGTCGTCGGCATCGTGACCTGCGGCGAACCGAAGTCGGTGGTCTGGTCGGCGGCGCTATATGTGTAGGTCTCGCTGCTGGCGTCGTAGCTGTTCACCAGCATACCCATGCCGTCGTAGAAATTGACCTTATAGGCTTCCGTCGCCTCGCTCATCGGCGGCGTTTCCGGCCCGCTTTCCGGCCATGCCTGTCCGAGCCTGTCGCGACGGTTCCATTTGAACGTCCAATCGCCAGTACCGGCGTCACGAACCGCGCTGACCAGCACTGGGGCCCAGCAACGTAGCCCCTTGCCATAGTTGGTGAAGGTGACCGCACCAGTGGAATCGAACACCGTCGAGGTCGGCACCGCGACATAGACGCGCGACAGCGTGCGGTCCCCATGCACCGGCCGCGTCATTGCCTGATCGTCGAGATGATAGACGGTGGCGCCGGCGACATGCCCGGCCATCGCAAACTCGGTACCCTTCAGCCCACGCAGCAGCGTGGAAAGCGTCCAAGAGCCGTCGAGGTTATCGACCACGGAGGCGGCACGGATATACTCCCAATCGCCTACGGTCGGGTTCCATACCGCAAATGCGTTGGAGGTCTCGCTGGCGAGCAGTTGCGCCTCGGTGATGCTGTCCGGCGCCGTTCCAATCGGCACCGCGATGCTGAATGAGGTCGCGCGGTCGATGGCCGCAGGATGCGGTCGGTTCGGCAGCGCCCCCGTCGCGATGCCTCTGATCATGCCGTTGGTGAAGCCGGCCCATGGCGCGTAGGTCTCACCGGCGTCCTCCGAGCGGTAGATCGTTGCGGATCGAAACGCACCGTCAGAAATTACCGCGACGCCGGCATAAAAGCCGTCGTTATCATCGGCCGACCGAAGAAGATGCCCATCGATCAAAGCCGGTGCCGCATCGGCCAGCCCGAGCAAGGTGTCGACGACATATGGCGTCGGTTGTCCAACGGCCTCGGAGACGAAGGAATCGCCCCGCTTGCGGAACTCCATGTCGATGACGTGATCGCCCGACATCTTGGTGAGCACCGCTTTTGCGGTGCGGCTCTCATCGAGCGGGAGGGTGACGACCTGGCCTGGATGCAGGTCCATATGCTTGGCGCTGACCTTCGTCTTGTAGACGATTGCGGCATCGCGCAGCGCGTTGAACAGGATGTCGGCGACCTTTGCGGCGTCATCGTCGGTCAGCACCTGGGCGGTGGAGAATTCCATCGTGCGATGGCGCCGCACCTTGATCGGGGCGCCGGTCTCGTCCGCCTGTGAGGGCTCATCGCTGAACTTCTGGTCGTCCTTGGTCGTGCCCGCCTGGGCGCCGGTTCGATAGACGGCGTCATAGCTTGGGTAGGTGATGATCATCTGCTCGGGCATGTCCAGCGCCGCCGGGTACTCCTCCGAGATCTGTATGGCATCGGGTTCGGCGTTGAGCGCCATGCCAGTTTCTTCAAACGCGATCGACCGGAACACGGCGGTCTGCCGCGGGAAGAAGGTCTGCACCCCATCTATCTGAGCCCAATCGACGAAGTTGACCCTGGTCAAATCCTCGATGGCGCCACGTGGCGGTGTCCCGGAGCGATCGCCATAGCCATAGATCACCGTCGGGACCGCAGACGCGTCGGCGAGCAGGCCGGCGAGACGGCACTCCGCCACCAGGACATCCGCAAGTGGTACCGGAAGGCGTTGAGGACGCGGCAGATACCATAGACGGGGGTTTGTGGCGTCGCCGGAGCCGTCGACCACAAAGGCGACCTGCCAGCGCTCGTTGAACCCGACGTAGTAATAGTTGGCCGTGCCTTTGTTGTCCCAGGTCGTGCCGCTGGCGACGATATGCTGGACCTCCGAAAGATCGGAGACACGGTAGATGTAGATGTCGTTGGTGCCGGATCCTGCGGTTTGCTTGATAGCGATCTGGTCCGAAGCCACTTTCATGCGCTTCGACAGCAACGGATCGATCTGACTCAGGCTGCCGGCGAAGGAATTGACCTTCGACCGCAGCAGTGTGGCGAGGTCGGGCGTATAGACGTACACGCTGCCGGTTGTCGTCTCGATGACGACGGAATCGCTCTCCTCGTCGTAGAAGCAGGCGCGGGCACCGCCGGACAGACCGGTGAGCGTCACATCGGCAGGAGAGGCACCGGTCCCATCCCAATTCAGTACCGCGATGGTGGATGAGCCATTGGTGCCGTAGAGACGCGACGGCGACGCGCTGAGCGATTGCATGCGGCTCGCCAGCGGAACCTCGACCTGCCAGTTAAGCCCATAGCCCATGCCGACGTTGGACAGGCAGCTGAACGTCAGATTGGTATCGTTGTAGACGAACAGGTAGTTGACGCCACCGAAGGTGATGTCGTCCATGCAGGTCATGACCGTTGGGCTTACTGGCCCGACCCCGACGATGTCCTGCTCAAAAGCACCTGTGGCGGCATCGAAAACGCGCATGCCGGAAAACAGGCTGTAAGTCACTGCGACCTTGTTGAGATCGGTGATGTGCGCGCAGAAGGCGTCATGCGGTAGCGTGTTGAGCGAGATGACGGCGGCGCCCGGCAGCTTCTCGATGTAGAGGGTGGTGTCGTACGCATTCACGTAATAGTCGCCAGAGCAGTCCGTCTGCCATGGGCGTGCCCCTGCCGAAATCGGCGACACACTGCTTGTCGCAAGGCCCTGCGCTTGGGTGATCTCGCCTTCGATGTTGGGGACGCGAATGCCGAATTCGTCGAGCGGCAGGTTCTTGATAACGGCATAGACGATGCCAGGCCACGCCGGGACGTTGCCGGCGCCACGATCAGCCTCGATATCTGGGTCCGGTTTCTGAGTGTCGGTGCCGAGATAGATGGTGATCGAGGCGCCCTTGGCGACGCCGATGCCCTTGCCGCCATGCGCGATGGCATCGGCCAGCGCTTCGGCGGAAACGTCGAAGATCAGCTTGTCGTCGGCCCAGATACGGGTGATGCCGGATGCAGGACCGTTCCAGGCGAAGGCGACGGCGAAGGTTGCCGTATAGCTGTAGGTGGTGACCTCCGGACCGAGCGCCTTGCCTTGCCTCTCTTTCTTGACGTGCTCGTCGACGTGATCGCCCTTTAGCCAGATCACGGCGCCGGCGGTGCGGTCGGCGCCGTACCAGCGGGTGAGCTGCTCGCCATACTTTGAGGTCTGCGCCTTCAGGCTTTCGGCGCGCGGCCCCTTGATCTTCTGCGGGAAGAAGTAGGCGATCGCGAGGTTGATGCCGACACCGACGGCCGTCGTGACGATTGACCCGAGGAGGCCGCCGCCCACAGCGGCGCCCGCAAGCGGTGCTATGAAGGCCATTTCGGCCTCCAGAGCTGGAGCGGCGGAAACTGCAGGCCGGTGTCGACGACGCGCGAGCCGTAGCCCAACGCCTGGATGACGCGCGAGGGCCGGCCCTCCTCGACCTCGGAAACGATCGCCATGTGCAGGGACTGCGTCGTCTTGAACAGCACGATGTCGCCGATCTCGGCGGAACCGACGCGATCGCAGAAGACCTCGAGATACGACCTCGCCTGCGGGTAATATTGCAGCCGGCCGTAATCGGCCTTCATCGGCACTTCGAGACCGGCGGCGCGCGCGGCAAGCACGATTAGCCCGACGCAGTCCATGCCTCGTTGCGTGCGGCCCTGGTGCACCCAAGGCGCGCCGATGAAGCCGCGCGCGGCGGCGACGAAGGCTTTGGCAGGCGTTGCGACTGCTTGCATTTTGACCTATTTGTGTTCGTGAGGTGGCGGCGTGGAAAGCAGACACGCTTGCAAGGCTAGGATTGCAGACAGCGCCCTTAAGAGCACCGGGTCCGTAACCCGGAGGATTGGGGTTGGGCGTCCCATCGGAGGCACTGACCTAGAGGCCACCGTAGCTCATAAGATGACGCCGGATTAGCGCCCGGCCCGCCTCTCAGGATTAAGCCTTTGTCAGGCCTTCGGTGCGGTCGCGGTGATGTTCTCGCCGGCCAGGAAATCGAACCCACGGTAGCGCAGCGTCAGGGTGCGCGAATTGTTGGCGTTGTCGTGCTTGCCGATGCAATCCTCGACGCGCCTATGTCGGCAGCCCACCAACGCCTCGAAGGTGTCGCCGAACGCGATGTCATCATAGGCGGCCTGATGAAGGACCAGGGTCCCGGCGCCGTTGTCGGACTTCACCTTGCGGATGTCGCCTGCATTGGCACCGGTCTGGAAGGTGATGAAGCCCTCCCCGTAGTAATCGGCGGCGACGCTAATGCCTGTGGCCACGATGGTGCTGCGATCCGGCGCCGAGGTCACCGTTCCGACGAGCCGGCGCGCCCGGATCGCCTTCCACGTCACGGTGCCGTCGACGACGGTGCCACCGAGCGTCGCCGGCCATGTCGGTTCCGATGCGCCGCTGGTGCCCGCCACGGTAGCCTTGAACCAATAGATGCCGCTGCCGGTGAGTCGCTTGACGAGATCGCCGACGGCATAGGCATGCGTCGTCGCCCATGCATTGGCGCGGGTGGGGATGCCGCAGTCGCCGTCGCCGTAGCTGTTCTGGCAGTTCGCGGTCAGCGTAACGCCGACGGGCTGCTCAAGCCGCTTTTCGGTGCCCATGAGCTCCAGCCGGGCGACGAGGCCATTGATGTCGGACTGGCCGAAATCGTAGGTGCAGTAGAACCACGGGTTGGCGAGATTGGTCGGGATCACATAACCGATGGCGATGGTGGAATTGTCGAGGGCTCCACGGCGGATCCTGTCGGCGGTAACATCGGTGCCGAGATTGATCTTGAACTCGCGATCGTCGATCGGCGCGTTGATCTGCGCGGAAAACGCGGAGAGCTCGTTGAAGCTTGTCGGCGAATAGGTGACGACCCCGGCGCCGCGTAGGTCAACCGAAAGTGGCTGATCCCAGTCGGTGAAACCGATCTGATCGCCGTTCGGCAGCGTCCAGAGGACCAGTGTGGCGAGCTCATAGGCATCGGAGCCGATGGCGGCGAGCACATCGGCGGGAACGGTGCGACCCGTCATCAGATCACCTCGATCAGGGGGATCGACGGCACCGAACCGACGCGGAAGAACTCCATGACCTGAGAGAGGTCATTGGTGTCGAAGCGGACCTTTTCGTTGAACCAGAACCCGGCGGTCACATTCTTGAGGTTGGCCGGTGCGTGACCGGCAACGAAGGCCACGGCACCCGTTTCATAGTTGATGACGTAGTCCACTGCTTCCGTCTTGAGGACGCCGTCAACTGCGATAAGAGGCGCCGGGATTGTCGAACTGGCGACCATCGGGAGGTAGATGATTCGATCAATCGCGATGACCGTGTTGTCGACCTTGGTAACCTTGTATTGCTTCTTCAGCTGGAAATTGAGATTGGAACCGTCACCGACACCGATCAAGGCATCGGTCATTGAAATATTGTCGGCAGGCTTGCAGCTCTTGTAGTCGAGCAGGTTTTTGCACGCGAACGAGTGTTCCGGCCCGTTCATCACTTCGAAAAGGGAAAGGATCTCGTAGACGTCGTTTACGGTCCGAATGTTCTTGGCGATGTTGAAGCGGCGCAGCCGGCGCGACCGCTTCGATTTGCGCTGTTCCTTGCCCGAGGGACCTCGAGCAATATCGACCAGGCTGACCGGCGACGCCTCGGTCCCTTGGGAGACGGAACCTGGCACGATGACGTTGTAGAAGGTCATGCTGTCCGGTTCACTCGCTCGACAGATCTCGCCGTCTTCGCCGCGATCTGGTTTTGACTCGCCGGCGCCGCCGGGTTCTCTCGGAAGATGAAATTGTTGGTCTGGTTGATCGTCGCTGGCTGATCATTCGAACCGGTGCGACGGCCGCCGGAAGAATTGGCAGCGGCGGGGAAATCGCGAGGTCCGCGACGGAGCCGAAGGCGATCAACGTAACCGCCATCGGCATACCCCATCAGGCCACGACGCATCCCTTCGACGACGCCGACGCCGCCGGCGCGGGCGATATCGCTCTGGCTCCAGACGATTTCGTTCCTGTGGACGATGCCGGCCGGTTGGTGGCGTCCGCCGGCCCCGGTGAAGCCGCCGCTGTCGAAGAGCCCCCAGGATCCGGACAGGATGTCGGAGGTCGCCGCTGGCGAGATCGAGTTCATGAAGCCGAGCGCGCCGGCGGAGCCGCCGAACATCCCGGACAATCCCTGGAACCAACTCGAGCTGCTCGTCCCCGGCGTCAGTTGCGAAAGCAGGCTCTGGCCCATTTCGCTGAACTTCGAAATCAGGTTCTGCGACGCGCCGCCAAGACTGTTGAGCGCACCACTAGCCGTTGATGCCGAACCGCCAAGCTTCTGCACATTGGCCGTGAACTCATCGACATATTTCGATCCTGTGGTGCCGAGAACGTCAGACCGGCCGGCCCCGCTCGACAGCGGACCGCCTGTGAACCATGCCGAGGCAGCATCCTGCGGGTTGCCGTACTTCGACAGATACTTGCCGAACTGCTGCGAGAAAATGGCATCTTGCGCGGCCGGATTCGACATGAACTCCGACTGGGACATCGGCTTGCCGAAGGCCTCTGTCGACCATGACGGCAGATTACTCCGCATGATCTGATAGGCGCCAAGCGCCTGATCGCCGCTCTTGAGCATCGGGCCGAGTGCCGAATAGCCGCCGCTGCCAGCGCTTTCGATCATTTTGATCGCGCTGGCATAGGTCGACATGCTGCCGGTGAGACCGCCGCCTAGCGCGCTGGCGAAGCCGCCCGCCGGCGTGAAGATGCCGCCGAAACCATTGCCGATGGTGCCGAAGGCGCTGTCGATGCGGCTCTGGATATAGTCTTGCGACGATCCGCCAGTGCCGAATGCCTGGTCGATGCGCGACTGGATATAGCCCTGGGTGGCGTTGTTGTCGTTCGCGGCGCTACCATAGCCGAGGATGTCGGAAAGCGTCGTATTGGCCTTGAACGAGGAGCCACCAAGGAACGAGTTGATGGCGTCGAGACCGGGGATTCCGCCGCCACCGAAGCCGCCGTTGACGAACACCGTGGCAGCTTGCACCTGCATGGTGCCGACGTTCTGGCTGGCCCCACCGACACCGAAAAGCTTGCCGAGGAATGAACCGCCGCCGGTTGCACCGGACTGCTGGCCGGAGGCGCCGCCGTTACCAAAATTCAGCAGTTGGCCCAGCAAACCAGGGCTCGATCCGGCCTGAGGGCCGCCGAAGATCGAGTTGAAGATGCCGTCGAGACCTCGATCGATCAGCTTGTCGGCGATCTTGCCGAGCGCGTTGACCGCGGCGTCCTTGAAGCTATCCCACAGCGATTTGCCCTGGCGCAGGCCAGAGAACATGTCGGTGAAGAAGCCCTTGAAGGTGTCCTTCGTTTCCGACAGCGCCATGTTATAGCGCATCATCTGCGCTTCCATGGAATTGAGGTCGATCGGCAGCCCAGCGCTCTGCAGCCGCGACGCGATCTGCGCATCATCCGAGTTCATCAGGATCTGCTGACGTTCGAACATGAGATCGCGCTGCAGCGTGGCGTGCGCGATGGCGTCGGCCTGGTCGGAAAGCGCTGCGGTGTTCTTGCGCATCGCCTCGGCTTCGGCACCATAGATCGGGATACCGAGCTGCCTGATCTGTTGCTCGGTCCGGGCGGCCTCGGTGGCGCGGTTGCGCGCCAAGGTGTTGTCGTTGATCGTGCCGAGCTCGGTTTTGCCAAGCTCGATGTCCTGCTGCTGTTGCTTGATGGTGGCACGCGCTTGCTGCAACGCGATCAGCTTGCCATATTCTGCGGCTTCCTGGCGGATGAGATCGACGGACTTGCCGTAATACTTCTGGAACTCCGCTTCGCTCGTGATCCCGTTGCGCGCGGCTTCCTCGCGGACCTGGGCGAGCTGCTGGCTCTCAAATTTGGCGGCTTCGACGGCGGCCGTCGTCTTCCCGACCGAATCGGCGTCCAGCTTTGCCGACGCTACGGTCTGGAGGATCGACCGTTGGCGCTGGTCCTCCGCCTCCTTCAGCTGGTGTTCCGCTTCAAGCAGGGCCTGCTTGCCGGCGAGATCGATCCGGTTCGACCGCATGCCGGCGGTTTCGTCCGAATTGAATGTGGCGCCGGCTCGCGCCCGTGCAGCGGCGGCAAGTTCCTGTGGTGACTTCGCGTTCAGCGAGAGCTGATCGGCGGCGAACTGGCGATCGGCGCGGTTCTTCGCCGCGATGGTGGCGACGTCGAGCTCGTCGCCGGCGGCGCCCTTCGGCAGGATGCCCTTCTCGGGCAGCCGGATCTTGCTGAGCTTATCGAGAACATCGCTGGTCTTCGAGATCTCGCGCCAGGCTTGCGCCGCGGCCGTGGTGATGCGGAGAATCTTATCGGCGGTGCCCTGCAGACCCGGATTCTTATCGACGACAGCCTGGACGTCCTTTTCGAAGGTATCGAAATCGGGATGTCCCGCGCGGACACCGGCATTCACCTTCTGAATGGCGTCATTAAACGGCCGAAACTCATAAATGGGGCCATAGCTGCGCCCGGGTACCACGTTCCGGGTAAGCTGACTAAGGGCATCGAGGCCTTCTTGCCCCGCCGACTTTCGAAGATCTTCATTGCTGATGCGAGCCTCGGCCGCCGAGGCATCCTTCGACTTCTTGCCGAAATCGTCAGCCTTCAGCCCTGCGATGCCATAGGCGTCGGCGATATCGCTGATCGCTTGCTTGTTGCTCTTCAGGGCATCATCGAGCGATTTCGCCTTATCGCGGGTAAGGAGGTAGAAGGCACCGGCCGCAACGGCTGCGGCGCCGAACCCAGTCGCGATGAGCCCCGTGGTGCCAAGGAAGGCGACCGTGGCCTTTGTGGCGTCGACGATACCGGTCTTTATGCCGCTGATGCCGCCTTCGGAACCTTGGACAAAGGCACCAATAACTTGCGCGCCTTCCATTTGCGCGACGCGGCCCGGCCCCATCCCGGATGCCAGCGCCTGGAATGCGTTGATCCCCGACGCCTGGAGTTCCATCCGGCCGATGCGGTTGAGACGAAAACCTCCGCCTGGTGCAGGGGCATCCTCAAAAACGCCTGCAGACGCTTGAGCAGACTTCACCTGCTGGCCGATACCGAACCTCGCGTTGAGATCCTGCTGGAAGTAGCCGCCGGCCTGCTGCGCCTTCAGCGCTGCGATCTGATCGATCCGATCGAGTTCAGTCTCAAACACTGAGGCGGCATCACGAGCGCTCTTCCTGATACCACCAACGAGGCTGGCATCGAGATCGGCGCCAAAGTTCGCACCAATCTGGGTCGCCTTCAGACTGGCGATCTCCTCGAGTTGCGCGAACTGCGCCTGGAACACCGAGGCCGACGCCTGTGCGCTACCCGCTGGCGTCGCGGAGACGCCCAACACGGTGTTGACCTTGTTCTGGTTGGCGGCGGCGGCCTGCCGGCTGTTCTCGGCAGCCTGCGCGGCGCGTGCCTGATCGATGAGGGCGGCGGTCTGACCTTCGATCTGCACATTGGCAGCCTCGACGGCCGCGGCAAGCTGAGCCTGACCCTGCGCCATCAAAGCCGACGCGTCTGCCGTCAGCCCGAGCTTTTGGCCCATGCCGACGAGCAGCCGGGTGGCGCCGTCGATATCGGTCTTGCCGGCCTCCAGCTGCCGGCTGATCTGGCGGAGGCCCTGCTCGAAGCGTTCCTGGCTCTTATAGCCATCTTCGTAGAGGCGCTTCAGGCGCGTCAGCCCATCGCCGGCCGCACTAACCTTGGTGTCGGCTTGGGAGAACGCGGCGCCCAACGCCTGCTTCGACGCGATCATCTCGCGATCGGCCGCAGAGATCTGCTGGGCGCCGGTCGCGTACTTCGAGGCGTCGATTTCGGCACCGACACGGAGGCTGTCTAGACGGGTGGTCAACTCTCAGCCTCCTTTCGCTGTTTCGCCTTCTCGACGGAATAGCTGAGCCATTCCGAATCGATTGCGGTCATAAAGATGTGGAAACGGTCGAAGGCCTCGCCTTCGATGCCGTAGCGACGCGCGAAGGCGTCGTAGGCGATGAACGTGATCGGCAGTTCGCCGCCGCCATCGAGATACTGGCGATCGAACCTGAGCACATTCCAGGCTTGCCAGTAGAATTCGTGCCAGAGCTCCTCACGGGCCTCATCGGGCCGGCGAGGGATCTTGGACGCCGGAACCTCGTCGGGATATTCCTTGCGGAGTTCCGCAAGCCAGTCCGCATGGCCTTTCCACTCCAGATCGAAGCGGAAGGCCGCTACTAGTTTTTTGCGGCGGCCTCGACGAATTCGACCTGGCGCTTGCCGACGCAGTTGGCGCACCACCAAACCATAGAGCGCACCGTACGGTGCTCCTCGGCGGTGAGAACCGATTGTACAATTTCAGGGGAATATTCCACGTCTAGGCCTCGCCAACCGACGAGCAGATGCTCAGTCGCAAGCTGGCCGTCCGAGCGCGCCTGCACATCAGATGGAACATTGCCATCGGGATAATCCTGCCGCAGCTTTTCCAGCGCGGCCTGACGTGCCACCACGAAGGGCGGATAATTCGTGGAACGGACATTGAAAGCGAGGCCAGGAACCGGAATGCCCACGTTCGGGCGCTCCGGATCGAGGCCCGGCCAATCTTTGATCTCGATCCAGTCGCCCTCGCGTTCCTTCTTGAGGTCGGTGGCGAGGCTACCGAGTTTCACAGTCATGTCGGATATCCTTTTGTCGGGAAAGGGTGGCGGCGGGTTCCGACAACCCGCCGCCGTCTTGCGCAAGAACTCAACCCGCGTGTCGGCGCGGGGTCTCGGTCATTCGTAGTATTCGAACCGGTCCAGGAGGATGTGAGCCTGCGTCAGGCTGTCGTAAGAGGCCTCGCTGGTCAGCGGCAGCTTGGTATCGGTGTTCTTCGCCGTCGCGTTGGTCTGCCCCTGGGTGTAGGTGAGGCGCGGGAGCGCCCAAACCATCGCCTGGCTGTTCTTGGCGATGCGGATATTGATGTTTGTGGCGACGCCGGAGAACAGCTTGGCCAGCAAGGTATCGCTGCCGAAGAACGTCGACATCGCCACGGTGGCGTCGACGGAGCCCTTGCCGATGTCTTCGGGGCCGACGAGACCGTCGGAGCGGATACCGCCGATCATGCGCAGGTTGTTCTTGACGGTGATGTCGACCGACTCGATGAAGTTCGGGCCGCCGATGACCGTTCCGTTCTCAGCGATGCGGCCGACGTTCACCGCGGCCGCCATGATGGCGTTGGTGGTGGCATCGTCAGGCGACGAATCGAGCGAGGTCTGGCTTTCCGCGCCGGTCAATCCGGCGAACGTCATCGCCCACTTCGCGATCTGCTTGGTGGCGAAGTTGAAGACGCCCTGATCGACCACCATGCCGCGTTGCGCGATATAGGTTGGCACCGACTGGTCGAGGAAGCCACGTTCGAGGGTCTGACCGAGCGTCAGCAACCCGTTCTTGATCGTATCACCGACCCAGACCTTGACGGTCTTGCCGGTACCTGTGTCGGTCGTCCAGCCCGTGGGCAGATTGTCGAGCGTGAGCAGATTGGCGGCGATCGCGATGATGCGAGCCCAGCCGTTGCAGGCCGCGGTGGCGAACTTGTCGCCGGTGGCGGTGCCGCCCATCTTGACCCATTGGCCCACCTTGAGGCCGAGCGTGGTGAAATCGAGCGACGTCGACGTCAGACCATTTGCCGCTGCAACGATGTCCCCGGAGGCACCCTGGAAGCCGACGACCTTCATGCGGGCAGCAGCTGCAGGAGCTGCCTCATCAGTGATGCCGGAGCCTACAAAAGCGGGAACCGTAGCCGATCCGGTCGTGCACTTGAACACGCCGTTGTTGTTGGCTACGCCGAAACCGCTGAAGCGGACGAGATGCCCGGCAACGAAGGCATCCCCGGTGGTTACGGTTGCCACGGTGCCCGATGTGGCGATCCCGGTGATGACGCTATCCGCGGTACCATCATTATCTCGGAACGGCGCGTTGCTCCAAGTGTTGCAGAAGAGCGATTCCAGCCAATCGGAGAACGGCGATCCGTGCGGCGGCCACGACAACTCGCCGTTGACCGGGCCGTCGTTCATCTCGTCGACCTTCACCGGATCCGCATTCATGCGGTCATCGCGGATCTCCTCGGGCGTGACGAACGACGGCGCGAAGCGAAGCGTCTCTCCGGTCATGCGCGCCTTGCGCATACGCGGGGTACCAGGCGTGGTGCCGAGAGTGAGCTCGCGCACGTGGGTCAAGCGAACGCGGTTTGCGTCACTCATGATGCTTCTCCATGACAGATGGCACCGCGGTCAGGCGGGGCGGAGCGAGGTTGAGGGGAAGGTTTCTGGTGCTACTCGGTAGGCTTGTCGTCGACCGGCTTCTCGTCGGTCTTGGCTTTCGCCGGAGGCGCGATCGGGGCCCTCGCGAGAGGCGGGCTCGCCAGGTAACCGGCATCGATCAGGCTTTCGACGGTATGCGGGGCGAGATCGGCGCCGTCCGGGATCTCGTCGCCGGCCTTGAAGCGCTGCAGGGCGGTGTTGAAAGACTTGTTGACGGTGATGGTCATTGGTCGCGTCTCCATGAAATTGAAGCGTTCATGCCCCAGTAATTGGCAAACTCGCGGCCCGGCTGGCCTTCGCCAATGGAGGCTTCAAGGAAGGTGAGATCGCCGATTTCGAAACCTCGGAAGAGGTCGATAAGCTGGCCCGCTTTGTCGCGGGCGTCCCGGCTGCCGGTGCCCTTCGGTACCATCACGTACATGTCGAGCGTGCCGTATTCGCGCCAGAGATTGTCGTCTCGATCGCCGCCGCCAATGGACGCCCGATCAAACCCGCCTGGGATCGCCCACATCTCGACGTAGACGAACGTTGTCGGCTCGTTGGGGAGATCGAAATCGGCGTTCTCGAAGACCAGCGCGGTGGCCGTCCAGCTCGCGGTGAGACGCTGCGAAATGGTGTCGAAGGCGATGACGGATGACATCTAGGCTGCCAGGGCGTTGATGATGAGCGCAGGATAGGTGATCGGTTGCCCGGGCTCCTGGTCTTTACGACGCGGGATGCTCTGGCCTGCGAAATTTGCGGGATTGGCAATGCGGGCGTTACGCCGCGCCGCATAGGCACCCTTCAGGATGTACGGGATCGCCGGATGGACACCGGCGGCGATGCTGAGGAATCGGATCTCGACGCGGTAGGCGTTGCCGAAGCGACGCGCCAACGCCAGCCGTGCCGCTGCAAATACCCTTTCCCGAGCCTCCGTTCTCCGGATGTATGGTTGGAAGTTGGTGATGATGACCTCGGCGGTGCCGGGAAGGCTGCTGTAGTCGGTGATGACGGCACCGTTGCTGATCGCGATGAACGATCTCGCATATCTGCCGGTTTTCCGCGGTGAGCGCTTCTCGAGCTCCTCGAAAGCGGCGGCGATGACGTCGTCCCACCAATTGAAGGCGTAGAGGATGACACCGGGGACCTGGACGCTTTCCTCCGGCGCGCCTTCGCGCCCGTTGACGAAACGATCGTAGTTCGCCGAACCTTCACCAGCGGCGATCGTAGCGGCAAGTTGGTCGCGCGCAAAGGCGGCGAGCCTTTTGTTGATCTCGGCCGGCTGCAGGCCGGCCGTGGCGAGCCGCAGATCGCGCTCGAAGGTTTGGAAGGGCATCAGCCGCCGACGAGAAGTTCGATCCGCACCAGCGTGTTGCCGACGCGTTTGTGCTTCGGGAATTCAACGGTACGCACCTTGCCGGAGGCCTCGACGACCTGGTCGCCCTTCTTGATGGGAAAGACCCAGGAAGCCGCGTTGAGTTGCGTCGGGCTCAAAATGACGTTGCAGAACGTCTCGTCGACGATGCCGGCGAGCTGCTCCGGCCGGACCGGGATGACGCGAGCGCGCACCGCCACGGTGGTGGCGCCCCGCCGGACGGAGATGTCCTCGCCATGCTTTGCCAGCGAGTTATCGAGCCGGGAGATTATGCCGGCCGGGGTGTCGGAGAGATCCGCCATTAGCCGACCGCCGCGATCCTGAAGCGGGTGAGCTGACCGGCGACGATATCCGGCACCGCGCTTTCGCTTGATTGGCCCGGCACCGACCCGACCCAGTATTGTGTTTCGGTCTCGTCGACATCGTAGACCCGGACGCGCTGGCTCTTCACCAGCGGGTCGCGCGAGGCACCGAGCCAGGTGGTGCGCATGAACTCGATCGCCGCCATCTTCAGATCGTCGGGGACAGTGGCGAACCCGGCGTTATAGACGACCACGATCTTCCGCGCCGACCACCAGGTCGGATAATCGTTGCAGATCTTGTTCATGATCCCGGTTTCGGGGTCGACGATAATGTCGGCATCGGTGAGCGTGACGCCATCCTCGACCAGGCTTGAGACCGAGATCTCATGCCGGCGAGAGAGGACAAGCTCTTCGCCATATATCTGATAAAACGTCTCGGTCAGCGTTTCCTGGCGCAGCGTCGGTGGCGCACCGGAACCGATGGCGATATTGCATTCCGTCGTGATCGCGGCAGTGATCCGCTTCTCGATGCTCTGCAGCTGGGTGTCGTAGGTGTTCACGGTGACGCCGGCGGCTTCCCGCATCTCGGCGATGGTGAGCAGCGTGCGGTCACCCGCAGGTGATGTCACCGTCAGGATCGAGCGCATGCGATGACCTCGTCGACGTCGGCAAATTCGAATTCGTTCACGGCCGATCCCGGCGTGCAGTTCCAGATTTTGACGCCCGCGCGCAGTGCCGCGGCATTCCAGCCGACGAAGGCTGGCACATAATCGCTGGCATAGACGTCGAGATCGCGCGGACCTTTGTACTCGGCGTGGTGGTGCTCGCGGCCATCGACGACGCGCATGTCGAAACCGACAAGACCGAGGTGGGCGGGTCGATGCGCGACTGCCACCGAAGTTGCGGTGTGGCCGCTGGTCCTTCCTTGGGCGACTGCAGGAGCGCCAGCCGGCGGGAAATCGAGCAATGGCAGCGAAGGATCGCCTTCAGAGGCGAGCAGCTGGACACGATCGCTGAGATCGCGCTTCGCCGCCTTCGAGAGCGTCACGATCTCGCCGTTCCAGGCTTCGACGGCATCCCAGTATTGTTCGTAGAAGCTGCTGTCGGTGAAGAACAAGATCGGCGCCCAGGGCGCCAGCCGGAACGACGCGTTGACGACGATGGCGTTGTGGCCCCTGATCTTATCGCAGACATCGCGGGTGAGACTGGGCCCCGATGCGATGACGAAGGCAGCCATACCGCGCCAGGTCGGCTGCGGGGCCCAACGATCTAGCTCCAATGTTCCCAGACCCAATCGAGGTGGCCGAGCTCATGCGGCTTGTCGGCACCGTGGAAATAGATGATCCGCGCACCGGCGGGTAGCGTCTCAAGCCCGATATTCCTGATGTCGCCCTTCCAGCTCAGCACCTGGCCTGGGAAGAGATCATCGATGAAGGCGTGCGGTTGCGCCCGCATGTGCTCCATGTCGTCGCGGCCGGTGTAGTTCAACCAGATGCTTTCGCGGCCGGCCGGCACCAGGACGACACCAGTGCAGGCGCGCTCGCGTGAGAACGGATCGCGCGGGAGCGCGAGCTCGCCACCGCCCAGCACATAGTCGGCCAGGGCGTCGCAGCTTCCGGTGACGACGGTGTCGAGCCCAACCAGGATCATCGGTTCGCCAAGCCGATACGGCTCGATCAGGCACCGATAGTCCGGCGGCTCAATGGTGAGCGGCTCCTGGATGATCTCTTCGCGGAACTCGCGAGGTCTTTCCGTGAAGCAGACGAATTGAAACGGCATCGTGAGATTGCGCATAAAGCCGCGAAAGAGCTTGTCGACCCATTCCTCCGAGTAGCGGCGACTGAAGTCGAAGGACGCCGCGTTGGCGTCCCAGAACGCCGTTGCCACGGTGAGCATCAGGCGGACCTCGCCCAGCGCATGCGCTTCTCGCGCCAATTTTTCGGTACCTGGCTGATGTAGCCGTTTTCGGCGCGCCACACCGCGCTAGGCGGAAGGCTGCGCGTCACGCGCGACCCCGCGGCGACAACGGCACCGGCGCCGATCGTGATGCCGGGCAGCAGCGTGGAATTCGCACCGATGACGGCGCCGTCCTCGATCACCACCGCGAAATGAACGCCATCGGTGAGCTTCTCGTGATCGACCCCGGTCATCTCGGCGAACGGCCAGCAGTCATTCGCCAGCACGACGTTGGGACCGATGAAGCAATCGTTCCCGATCTTGAAGCCGGGCCCCATCGTGACGCCGCTGGCCACCTTGCACCTATCCCCGATGACAGGACCGTCGAGCATGGCGAATGGCCAGATCACGCAATCGGCGCCGATCCTGGTGCCGCGCGTCACGCTGGCAAACTGGAACACCTTGGTGCCGGCGCCGAGGCTGACCGTCTCGGCGTCGACGTGAGCCTTCGGGTGGACGAAGGCGGCCGGATCGATCACTGCTGCTGGCTGGCAGCGGCGCGGCGGGCTAGCTCAGCCTCGACGGCGGCGACGGCTTCGGCCTTGTTCTTGGTCGGAGCGTCGGCCACGGAGTCGGCAAGCGCGCGAAGGTCGGAAGCGGGCAGGTCAGCCCAGCCATCGGGGATGGTGATGGCGTCGCGATCGACGGTGCCGATCTGGCCGACATCGGTGTCGCCGGAGCCCTTGCCGCCGTCGTCGGTCTTGGTGACATCGCCGGCATCGGCGGGGGGTTCCTGCTTCTTGCCGCCGCCGACTTCAACTGCCCAGCCGCGGTCGATATACTTGGCGGCGTAGCCTTCTTCTACGGGGCCGTTGAAGTCATAGATCTTGCCAACCTGGTATTCATGGCGGCCAGGCGCCTTCTGAACAAAACGCAATTTCATTGTCGGATCTCCATTGCGAAAAGATTAGCCCCCGGCCGGTTCAGCCGGAGGCAAACTCGAACGAGGGGCGATTAATCGACGATCGCCGATGGCACCGTTTCCTTGGAGTAGCGGGGCTCGCCCAAGATGTAGATCAGAGTGCCAAGTTGGGCGTTGGTGCCGACATCGCCGACATTGCAGGACAAGCAATCGAACCCGTTGGCGATGTCGAGATCTTCGGCCTTGAAATCTGCCACGACGATGGCGGCCTGCTCCGCAAGATCGGAGTTCGTCCAGGTGCCGTTGGTGGTGTTGAAGGTGTCATTCGACGCCGGGCTGTCACTCGTCGATTTCGTGAAGGTTCCGACGGCGGTGAGATCGGTAGCAGCCTGCTTCTTGTCGATGCGGGTGCAGGCGAGAGCCTTGATGCCGGTGCCGCCGACATCGGTGTACTGCTTGAACGAGAGCGTCGGATCATCGCCAGCGGTACCGACCGCCTTGATGAACATGACGGTGCAGCGACCATAGTTCTTGAGCGACACGATGTCGCCGGAGTTGGCGGCGGTGTTCAACGCCACCGGCTTGAAGCCCAGGACGACCTGGTGGCCTTCAACGAAGAGCTGGTTCATGGATCTGTCCTTCCGACAGGTGATGCGCCACCGTGGCGCGAGTGAAGGGGAGCGCCCGCCGAAGCGGGCGCGACTGGCCGATTACCGAGCCTGCAGCGCCACCGCCCAGGACAGCTCGTTGGACGAGCCGTTCTGGCGGGTGATCGTGCTCGACCAGGCGGGCTGGCCGTTGACGCGGAAGATGAAACGGAAGGCGGTCAGCGCCTGATCGAAGTAGAGGTGGATCGAGGTGTCGGTCGTGATGCCGCCGGCCTTGGTGAGCGCCCAGTACTGATTGAGGTCGCACAGGATGATATCGCCGAGGTCGCCAAGCGCGGCGCAAGCCTCGATCGGAACGACGGGGCGACCCTTGAGGCGGGCGTAAGGCGCATCGGCGACGCCACCCGGAGGCATGTAAGCCGGGGTGCTCGACGCCGCGGTCGGGGTGATGCCGTTGCCGACGAAGGCCATGCCTTCCAGCTGCGGTTCCACATCCTGGTTGATCAGCCAGATCGCGTTGCGGCGCCAGCCCGCATACATGCGGCCCCACATTTTGTTGATGTTGGCGAACCAGACCGTATCGGCCGGCTGAGAGGTCTCCTTCGACACCTGGACGACGGAGGCACCGACGGCCGAGTAGCCTGGGATGATGCCGAGCGGCTGGCCGACGCCGGTGCCGGCGACGATCGAGGTGTTGATCTTCGCCGTCATCTTGGACGGCGCCTTGACCATCAGCCAGGATTCGAGGCCGGGGGCGTCATCGAGCAGCTCCTCGCTGATCGGGACAAGGCCGAACAGCTTGGCGAGACGCAACGTGCCGAGCTCGAGCGCCGGCTTGCTACCCGCCGGCGCCTGGCCTTCGCCCTCCCAGTAGACCTGGATGCCGCCGGAGTTCTGCCAAGGCGTGGTTTCATCCTTTGGGATCGCCATGCCGTTCTTGCTGGTGACCAGCGGGGCGCAACGGGTGAGGAGGTTCTCCTCAGCCTCGACCTTCTGCCAGATCCTTTCGGAGAACTCCGGCGGGACGAGGAAGCCACCGTCGGCGCCGGTGCCTTCGTTGCCAAAGGTCGTCGCGGCGTTGCGCAGCTTGGTGACCTCGTCGTTCTCCTTACGGGTGTAATGGCCGCTTACTGCCGTTGCAAATGCGCCGAACGATGCGAAGCCATGACGTTGGTTATCCATGCGCGGCTGCGCCGGGACACGACGACCCTGGCCGTCGCCACTGCCGTTCTTATTCTGCGGTTCCGGCGTCGTCTTGCGACCCTGGCCCTGCGGAGTCGCCATCGCCTTGCGAGCTGCGATCTGTCGATCGATCTTGGCAACCTCGGCCGCGTTGGCCTCGATCTTGTCGGTCTCCTCGTCGGTGAGATCGATTTCGGCCTCATCGGCAGCGGCGATGATCGCCTGAGATGCCGCCATGAGCTCGTCGCGGCGCTCCTCAAGCGCGGTGACGGCGTCCATGACGATCGGGCCGAAGCCGGCGCGACCGGTCATCAGCGCGCCGAGAAACGCGCGATTCAGGAGCAAGCCGTTGCCGGCCCGCAGCACAACGTGCTTGGTCATAGAGTTCTCCAATCTTGGGAGGTTGGTGCGCTTGCCCAAGGCGCGGATGGGCTTACCGGACCGGCCCGGGATTCCTATTTCGCGAGAGCTGCCAGCCTGGCCGCGGCGAGGTTGCGGCGCGGGCGGTGTGCCAGCGGCACGTTAGTGAAGCGCGAGACGTCACGCTTGCCGTCGCGTGCTGCCACCGCGGCGATCTTCAGGTTCGAGACCACTTTGTCGCAGAAGCCGGCGTCGACGGCTTCCTTGCCGGTCCACCAGGTCTCCGCATCCATCCAGGCCTTCACCTTATCGGCGGCCAACCCGGTGCGATCGACATATTTCTGCAGGATGGTCTGATTGGTGGTGCGCAGCAGTGCGGCGGCGCGATCGAAATCCTCGGCTTCTCCCCACGCCACCATCTGGGCGTTGTGGATCATGAACATACCGCCTTCGCCGATGATGATCTCCTCGCCGGCCATGGCGAGGAACGAGGCCGCGGAACAAGCCCAGCCGTCGATATGCGTGGTGATCTTGGCGGCGTGAGCGACGAGGAGGGTATACATCGCCTGGGCATCCTGGACAGAGCCGCCCTCGCTATCGATATGAAGATCGATATCGCTGACGTTGCCGACCGCCTTCAGATCCTTGGCGAACTGCGAGGCCGTGGCGCCGTCGCCGAACCAGTCGCCACCGATGACGCCATAGACGTATATCTCGGCGCGCTGCGCACCTCTGGCGACGACCTTGATGGTCGCCTCTGACTTCGCCTGCAGCTGCTTGATAAGTTTCGCCATTTGCCCCTCAATCAAGTGTGATGACTCGGCGGACGGCGCCGTGCTGATCGGTCATTTCGACGACACGCAGATTGTTGAGGTCGGTCGGCGAAAGCGGATAGGAATCGCTGAATTCGAAGGTGGCTCCGTCACTGCCATCTTTTCCGGCTGGACCGTCGAGGCCACGATCGCCGCGCGGCCCCTTCGGACCGACTGGACCAGCTTCGCCGCGTTCCCCCTGAAGTCCGCGCGCGCCGGCAGGTCCCATAGGACCGGGTTCGCCGGTCGGGCCCGGCGGTCCAGCCTCGCCCTGCGGCCCGGTCTCGCCGGCTCGCCCCTCGGGTCCGCGATCGCCCATGGCGCCAGGCTGACCGTCACGGCCATCCCGGCCGGCAATACCCTGTTCGCCGGCGGGACCGCGTTCGCCCTGGGCGCCAGCCGGTCCCGGTTCGCCCCGTTCCCCGCGAGGACCTTGCTCCCCAGCGGCGCCAGCAGGTCCGATGGCACCATCGCGGCCGTTCTCACCGGCCAGACCTTGAGGGCCGGCTTCTCCGCGCGGGCCAGGTTCCCCCTGCGCTCCGGTTTCGCCGTGCTCGCCTTGGGGGCCTGCCGGACCGATATCGCCGGCGGCGCCCTGCGGGCCGACGTCACCACGCGGGCCTGCTGGTCCAGCGTCCCCTTGCGGACCTGTTTCGCCGCGTTCGCCGCGCGGCCCGGTCTCGCCGCGTTCGCCGCGCGGCCCAACAGCGCCTTCGTGGCCGGCCGGGCCGATCTCGCCGCGTTCGCCCTGTGGGCCTCGTTCACCCTGCGCACCGACCTGGCCGGCGATGCCATCGCGACCGTCGCGACCAGCCGGCTGCGCCTCAAGCTTCTTTAGCCGCCCCAGGACGGCGTCAAGACCCTTGGTGAGAATTGCCACCGCCTCGTCGAGTGGCCGCCTCGGCGGGTTCTGTGGCGGGTTATCCGCTCGATTGGTGATCTGCGACTTAAGCGGCATCAACCAACTCCAGTTCGCGTTCGATCCGCTGCAGCGTCGTCTCCGTAGCGGCGTCGACGGGGCCGTTCGCAGGTTCGGCCGGCGGCTGCTTTTGGGGCGGAGCCGTCGGCTCCGGCGGGTTCGCGATCCGCTCGAGCGTGGTGTACGTCGAATTCATCGTGTGGATGTCGCCATCGGGACCGATCGTGTTTTCGTCCTCGAGCTGCAGGATCCGGTTCGGCGAATAGGCACCGGCTTCCCGCATCAGCTTGTAGTATTCGCCGCGCGTCTGGGAATCGCCCCGCATCAGCGCCCGCATGTTGATCTTGGTGTAGAGGTTGCCGCGGTTCTGGCCGAACAGTTTGAAATCAGCCTCATCCTCGAAACGCTTCACCCATGGGGAAATGCTGTCGACGACGACCTCGATGCCCTGCTGCTCGATGTTGGAGAACGTCGCCCGCAGGAGATGCATGACCTTATGCGGCGGTACACCAAACCACCGGCAGATCTCCTCGACGAGATATTGGTGGGTCTGCAGCAGTTGGCTTTTTTCGGCATCGAGACCGATTGTCTTGATATCGGCTTCGTTGTCGAGGAACGCCGTCTTGTTGGCGTTGCGCGGCCCTTTGTAGAGCTGCTCAAATTCAGCGCGCTGCCGCTGCAGCCCCTTCGTCTTCAGCGGCTTCTTGTTAAGAACAACCGTCGCCGGGGTGGCGCCATTACCGAAGAACGAGGCACCGAAGAGTTGCGCCGCCTTCGCCCAACCGAGCGTTTCGGCCGCGTAATGGATAACGTTGACGCCAACTGGACCTTCACCGAAGCCGCGGATGTGAAACATCCTCTTCGCCGCGATCTTGATGCGGCCACCGCCGGTGCCGTCACCGTTGTTGACGTCGTAGAACAACTCGCCGGTGAGGATCGGATCGCCGGAGCTGCTATAGCCATCCTCGATGGCCCGGCAGACATAGACGCGCTCCGGATGGATCGGCCACATCGCAAAGGGCCGGTCGAGCTGGTCGGGCTCGATCTCGGCGTAACCATTACCCCAGCGGAGCGCCCAGTGGGTGAGCGTCTCGCGGAACTGCATCGACGACCATTCCGCACTCGGCCGCTTATAGAGTAGCCAGTCGACAGGATGGTTCTTCTGGATGTCGGCGCCTTGTCGTACCTCCTTCATGACGCGCCAGGGCATCACCCCAACGGTCTGCGAGAGGTAGCGAAGGCACGCCCAGACCGTCGAGATCGTGACGGCAGTGTCCGGTGTGATCGCGACGCCGGCGAGCGTGCGCGGCCCATCATAAACGCGACGACGATTTGGGTAACGCGGCTCCGTCACCTCGCGCTGCGCGAAGAGCTCGTTGATATAGATGCCTGTGCCCTTGATCCGGACACGCGGCACCGAGGCGATGGCTGTCATGGGATCAGTACACTTCCTCGTCGCCGGCCAGGTGCTTGCGCTCCCACCGGTCCTTCATCTCTTGCCACCGCGGATGCCAAGGATCGGCAAGGATCTGCGGGTCGATGTCGTCTGATAGCGGGTCTTCGGCATCCGATTCCTGCGAAACGGCGCCTTCTTCCTCATCATCCATGATGTCGTACACGGATCGACCCGGCTGGGGATTGAGCCCCATGAGGACTTTGGCGTGAATGGCCGCCATCAGTGGATCGATCTTGGCGGAGCCGGATTCCTGCTTGTCGATCGAGATCGCGTTACCGCGCGGCACCACCTTCGCGTTGCCGACGGCGAAGCTCATCAGGGCGCCGCCGTTATGCTTGATGACGCCGCCGGCGAGATCACGCTCGGTGTCCTTGATGGCGCCGTTGAGCTTCCAGCCCTGCGAAATACCGACGATGCGGTCCTTGTCGATCGGGCTTTCTTCTCCGGTCAGCGCCTTGGTGATAGCGGCGACACCGAATGAGTCGACGCCGATCGAATTCTCGAAAGCGAGCTTGCCCGAATCCTCGACCTCGAAGACGATCTGCGCGAGCTGGTAGACGTCCTCACCAGGCAGCTTGACGAAGGTCAACTCCTTGGCGTCGGAGAGCTCATCCAACTTCGACGCGATATCGGTTCGCCGCGACTTCACGATCTCGTGCGCCCAGGCGTGCGACCACAACAGGAGATCGCCACTCCATTCCTCACGACCGAGCACAGCAAGACCGAGCAAATCGTCGAGACCACCACCGTCGATACCGATGGTGATGACTTCCGATCGGCGGATCACTTCATGGAGCGTCAACGATCGGTCGACGTTCGACTTCCCTGTCTTCGGGTTTTCGAGCCAGAATTCGGCACCGGCCCAGCTGCCAGACTTCAGCCCAAGTCCGGCTTCGATGTTGAAGTGCTTCGAGACGAAAAGGCTGAGTTCGGCGGTGCCTTCGAGCTCCTTCTTGCGCAGCTCGGTGGTCAACCACTGCTTGTCGACGGAATACCCAAGGCTCGGATTCGGGATGTGCCAAGTCTTCGGGTCTCGCCAAGCCTTCTCCTTCGCCATCTCCCCGGGATATTCATAAATCAGGGGGAGCGACGTCGGATCGTCGATTTTGCCATCACGAACGCCGCGATGATAGAGCAGCTTCGACGCGAAGACGCCGGTCGGCGGGTCGTCGCTCTGCGTCGTGGCATAGATCCCGAACCCTTCCGGTCGCGACGCCTGCGAACCGGCAACCTCCGACAACACGTTCGCCGAGGACGCCTTCTTGCCGAAAAGCCAGACCTCGTCGACGAAAAAGCTGATTGCTTTCTGCCCGCCGACGACGTCGGCGTCAGCCGACTTCACCGCCAGGACAGACCCATCCAACCGGTTGACGATCTCGCGGGTAGAATCGCTGGGCTTGAACCGCTTATAGAGCGCGTCGTCCTCGGTGATCATGCCGTGTGCCGGCAGGAAGCTGTTGTCGGCGACGTCCTTTGTCGGCGCCAGGATCAGATACTCGCCCATCGCCCGCTGATTCATGATCAGCGCTGTCACCATAATGCCGGCGGCGAGTGTCGATTTCGCGTTTTTCTTGCTGATCAGGATGAGGAATTCGCGGATCAGCTGCCGTTTTGCCACGCTATCATGGGCGCCGAAGACGACCCATACGAGATCGAAGATCCACTGAGGGCAGACCTCGCCCAGCGTCGGCTTGCCGATGATGTCCTTCACCCGCAGCCGCTTGAAGATGCGCAGCGCCTTCTCCGCGCGTGCGCTGTCGATGGGTAGGCCGTCGGGGATCAGGCTACGGCCAGAGACTATGCGAGCCTCCCAGTCGAGGCACGCTGTCGACCACGTCATCAGTTCGGCTTCGTGCCCGCGATCGGTGCGAGATCGTCACCCCATTCGGAATTCGTGCCGGCGTGAAAGGCGTCCTCGCGTTGGACTTCCTTCTTGCCGCGCTTTGCCGCCCGCGCAGGGCCAGCGACAGGCGCAGCTGCGTTGCCGTCTTTCTGCTGTGCCTCGAAGTCCGCCGCGGCACCGGTAACCCTGGTCATCTCCTCGAGCCGCTTGATCAGGGTGGCATTACCCTTCCGCGCGCCTCGCTCCATCCAGGTCAGGATCTCACGGCGCTTCTTCGCGTAACCGTTCTTCAACTCCTCGTCGAAATGGAGTTCGAGCGTCGGCACCGAGCAACCGATCGCCCGGGAGACCGTTTCCTTGCTGTCGCCGCAGGAGACCATCAGCTCGACGATGCGCCGCATCGCGGGCGTCGGCTTGAACGCCGGCCGACCGCGTCCGCGTTTGGGTGTCTTCATGCTGGCTTCGACAACAACCGATTATTTTCGGGTTCCGGGCGCCACAATCCAGTTTTCCGGGGTGGCGAAAAAAATTTTGTGAACATGAGCCCCGGGCGGTTCCGACCCCCAGTTCGCCCAGAGATTGAGACCCCCCCCAGTTCAACGTCTCGGGGTTGTCTGTCGGGATCGTGCGGTTCCGTCGACGCGATGACACGGTCGTGGAACTCACCGTCGACCAGGATCTCGCCGATGATCTCCAGTCGGAGAGCGCTTGGTTTCCTCTGACCATCGAGGTCGAAGGAGACGCTAGTGACGCCGTGCAGCTTCTGGCCGTTTAATTCGATGCTGCACAAGGCAGGGGTCTCACCCACCGTGATCTTGAACGTGTTCTTCATCAGAAGCGGACCTTCATCCGTTCAGCTCGAGCAGCGGTGGTCTTGATGGTGTGGTGCCTCCCGCAGAGGCATTGACCGTTGTCGAGGTCGACCGGAGCACCACCGTCCTTTCGCTCGACGATGTGGTCAGCGAAGAGGCGTGATGGATACGAGACGGCGCAACGACGGCCGTCCTCAACGGCCTGGCATCTAAAGCCAGCACGCTGCAGGACGACCTCCCGCCAAGCTCGATGTTCCGGGGTAAGCAGCTCGGCATCAGCCTTCTTGGCTGCCGGTAGGGCGGTGCGCATGTCGAGCTGTCGGACCGAAGGACCGATCTGTTTCGCCATTACATGCTGACCTTGATGAACGTTCGATACAGAGGAGCTCGCGCAAGCGAGCGCTCTTTTCTTTGTGTAGAGCATACCTTGAGAACGTATAGCTCTACGACGGCGTCATCGCGCTGACGCGCTCGCCGTAAGGTCTCTTCCTATCAGAACTTGGCGTCTACGCGAGGGGAGGATGCGCGAGACACTGCATTGCGGGAGCATCGATCTCATAATCACAAGAGCGTGTTGTCCCCGATGTCCCGGGTGGCGTCCCCGTTGATGTCCCGCTGGCGACGGAAGGATAAGGGTTTATCGGGTGGTTGCCTGGGCGAGGATGTCCCCGGGATGTCCCACCATAATCCGCCGAATTAGCTTGACGCTATCTGGTGATCACCAGGGGAATCATGCGTGGGCTTTGGTGCGAGCCCGCTTCCGGTTCTGCTTTTCGAGGCGCTTCGCCAGGGCCTTGATCTCGGCCGGTGTCGGAAACCTCGGTCTCGCCCCAGGCTCCATGAAGTGGTTGGCATGCCTGTGGAACGATACCTGTTCTGGCGCGTTTTCTGGCTCGATTTCGGACACCACGTCAACGCGTTGGTCCGACCACGCGATTTCGCGTTGGTTCAAGCGATCCGCAATGGCTTGGCAGATCGCGGTTATCGCGCGCCGAAGCGTACGGGAATTGATGCCTTCGCGGGAGGCGAAATCGTTGAGGAATTTACCTTTTTTGGTCTTCTGCCAGGCCCAGGCGTAGAGCAACTTGCGATCCGACTCAACCGGATGCGCATTGATCCATCCCCATGTCGTCGACATCCTGGAGAGCGCGCCGGGTGAGGGCAGCCGCTTGTAGGTGGCGGCCTCATAGCCGTAGGCGTCCTCTTTGGAGCGCACCACCTCCGGCCAGGCTGTGACACCGCCGGCATGATGGTTCGGGCATAGCATCAGGGTTTCAGCGGCTTCGAGAACGCGGTGTTCGACGGCTTTGGCGGTCCAGGCTGTCACGTTGGGCTGACCTCGATCGCCGTTCTGATCTGATCCGCCAGCCCAGCGAGATCCTCGCGCTCATAGACCAGGAACATGTCGCCATCATCGAACATGCCGTCTCGGCCGTCGGTTCGGTTGTATGGGTAGGACGCGCCTGCCTCGAGCATCTCTTCGAGCTGTTCAACAAGGACGTTCGAATCTGCGAAATCAATGATGTTGAGTGTCTGTTCGTAGAAGTCTATCGCGCGACCCTCTCGACCAATGATGGTCTCGCCCTTGACGCATAGATCCTGGTTAGCCCATTTGCCGGCCATCTTCACGAAGAAGACGCCGGCGGGAAGCGCCATGAACTTGTCCCGGGTGTAAAGCTTCACGCCGCCCTCCTGCCGCCGGCATCAACTATACCATCGGCCAGTCTAACCGCCAGCAGCACCCGCATGACGTGTGTCAGCGGTAATCCGACGGCGAGCATCTTGGCTTGATGTCGGATCTCGGCGAGACCAATCTTGTCGAACTCGTCGAAGAGGCGGCCGCCGCGCGCCTCGATCGCGGGGTTCTCCAGCACGGCCGAGATCGCCTGGATGGTCTCGCTGTAGAGCTCCGCCGCGTTGTCCCCGGTTTCCACGATCAAGCGAAGGGTGAGGGCGAGATGAGCTTCGCCTCGCCGTTGCCCGATCCTCTTCAGAGTCTTCTTCGCGAAGCATTCTCGGGCTCGTCGCCGTAATGGGCGGTGATCGGCCGGCTTCAGCAGCTTGACGCCGCACTGCTCCGCAACCTTGAAGATGTCGCAGCGGTGCTTCACGGTTCCCCCCGATCGAAAGCGGAGAAGACGCTGCGTCGTTCCTCATCGGCGCCGCGGGTGCGATCGGCGCGGAACGTTTTCGCCTGCGCCTTTAGGCCGGCAGCGGCGGGGACCAGCGTCGCCTTTCCAGCGGTAATCGCGGCGTACGCGCTGGTGAAGCGCTGGGGTCTCCCGTCGGGGCCGTCCAGGATGACGTCGGTGGTGCCGGTCTCGCGGAAGACGGCGAGGTAGTGATCACCAAACGGAAGGGCTTCGACACGGATTTCGGAGGTCAACACGCCCTCCTGTGGCGGGACATCGCAGGGGACATTTGCGGGACTACGGGGACATCGAGCCATTTCACCGCATCGGCGATGCGCCGCCTCCGATGAAGCGCAACCCCATGCGATGCAAGGCTTTGCGTTATTTCACCGCAAAATCCATGGGGGGACATCGAGCGGGACAACAACGGGACATCCGTCATAGCTGGATGTCTCCATCGATCACCTCGGCCATCCCGGCGCTCATCGGTTCTGGCTCCGAGACGTAGTTCGCATCGGTGGCGCGCTTGAACCCCGGAACCGGCTTGCCGGTGAGCCACACATATGGCTCGGCGCGACCGATCCAGCGTGCGCCAAGGAAACGTTCGCCGGCGCGCTGCAAACCCTTCTTGATGCGCTCCGACTTCTTCTTTGGGTCCTCATCATCGATCAGGCTGATCGACGCGTATTCCTGACGCCAATACCCCATGCGAACCACCCGGGCGATGCCTCGTGGGAGTTTCAGCATCGGGGATGGGGCCTCACCGTATTCCTCGATTGCCTTCATCAGCGCCGTCATCGCGATCTTCTGCTGGTCGCTCAGCTTGTTCTCGTCGTTGGCCTCCGGGGTCTGACCGCCGGGTTTCGCGCAGACCACGCTCGTGAGCAGCTCGCCGGTCGGTCGCTTTCCCAACACGACCTGCTTGAGGACAAAATCCCAGCCGTGCCCACGCTCGCCATCCTTGTTCTTCTGTACCGTGGCGCGGTGGATCTGACGGATCAGCTGGGTGCCGTCGTCGCGGTTCGTGATGTCGAGCCGCTGCGTGATCTCCAACTCGATCGCGTTGTCGACGTTGGCGAACAGCGAGGAGTGCCCGCGCGGGTTATTCCCGTTCCGCGGCTTGTGGTGGACCATGAGCACCGCGGTGTGGCACTCATCGCGGATCCGCTCCAGGTTGTTGAGCACCACCGACATGTCCGTGGACGCGTTTTCGTTGGCACCCGGGGTCGCCGTCGCGAGCGTATCGATGACGACGAGCTCGAGCGGTGAGCTGAAGGTATCTGCCCAGGCCTTGATCTCGGCGATGAGAGCATCGGTCCCGCGCGAGGTTTCCACGTCTTCCTCGGACTTCGCGAAGAGATCGACACGGGCCGGCAACAGGATGAAGTCGGGGTTCTCATCCTTGTCCATGTAGGTTTGTCGATACGCCCGGATGCGTTTCTTCACCCCGATGCCACCTTCGCCGGCCTGGTAGATGACGCCGCCACGCCTGACGGCACGACCGTTGAAATCGACTCCACGACACACCGCCATACCGAGATCGATGGCTTCGAAGCTTTTGCCGGACCCGGATTCGCCATAGATCACGGCGACCTCATGCCGGGTGAGGATCTCGAAGATGAGGTATTCGTGCTCCTGGCCGGGCTCATCGAGACGCGCGAACGGCACCGCGTTGAAGCGGGATTTCGGGAACTCCTTCGTCCAGGGTTTCGAATGCGTATCGACGATGTCGTAGAGGGTGGCGACATCGGCGCCGGATTGAGCCCAATCCCAGATGTCACCCTTGCTGGGTGCCTCCGGCCAGAACGCCCTGATGTCGAGGATCCTGACCGAGGCCGACCGCGGCCGCAATTGAGAACCGACCAGTTGCATGTGGACACGACCGACGTCGTCGTTGTCCGGGATCATGACGATGTGGGCGCCGGCGAGGATATCGTTGTAGTGCGGCGCCCATTTCTTAGAACCGCCGGCGTTGCAGGTCGCCGCGATGCCGACGGCCCAGAGCGCATCAGCCTTCTTTTCGCCTTCCACGATGTGGATGGCCTGACCCATGGCGATCGCCTCGAGGACCTCGGGCAGTCTGTAGAGGGGGAGCTCGTCGACGCCGGCGAAATGCCGGCGCTCCGTCATCTTCCATTTCTCGAAGTTTGCCGCGGAGTAGCGGGTCCAGTTCTGGCCTTTGCCCTTCCTCATGTAGTCGTCATCGATGAGGCCGGTGATCCAGACCCCGGCTTCTTCCTCGAAGCGGCGGCGTTGGATGAAGGTCTTCTCGATCTTGCCGTACTTGTTCAGCTTCCAGGAGCCGTCGGGCAACCTGGTCTGGATCCTGGCAACCTGGAAGACCGGGTTGCCGTCGGCGTCGACGTAATCCCAGGTCTGGACGGTTTCCTTCTTGCCGGGGCCGGCGAGCTGGTTGCTGCCCGCTTGCGGGGCCTTCCCGGGAAGATCGAAGCCGTTGTCGCGCAGCCAGTCCACCCCTTCGCCTTCGCTAAGACCCTGCAGCTTGCCCAGCAGCCAAAGCGTGCCGCCGCCCTCGTTGTCCTGGTGGTCGAAGGCGACACCCTTCTGAAGGTCAACGGAGAACGAGCCGGCGGCGCCCCAGCGAAGCTCGGATCCGGGCTTCGACATATGCGGGTTAGGTTCACCGAGCAGCATGCGCGCCACTGGCTCGATGTGCTGCGCGAGCAGCCGGGAGAATTCTTCTGCTGGCATGCTATGCGGTGACCTCGGCGGTCGGCTTCCATTTCTCGTAATCGGCCTCGATCTGGGCCCAGTTCGTCGGATGCTGAGCCTTCAGATCGGGGGTGTATTTCCCCGCGATGAACTGGCCGCGTTCGACACCGCGCTCCAGCCAATCCCGCGTCCAACGGCTGGGATCGATCTTGACGTGCTTGAAATCGGTCTTGGTGACGAACCCGCGGCGCTCCATGATGATCAGCAGCTTGATCGCCTGTATCTTCCAGTTCGTCAGGCTCACCGGCGCGGAGTGCCCGGCGCCGACGTCGGGCACATATTCGGGGAGCTTGCAGCGCTCCGCCGGGCAGCGATCGTACCAGTCGTGCTCCTTGCCGCTCCAATAGTTGTGCGTGTTCTTGTCGGGCAGATCGGGCCGGAACGCCGGCGGCTTCCAGCCGTAGCGCTCCTCGGTGTGGTCATCGGGATGCACCACGGTGATGACGGTGATCCCCAGCATGGCGCAGATCGCGGACATATGATGTTGCGCGCGACCGCTAGGCACAAGGACAGCGCGGAAGTCCGGCCCTGGCCCGTTCGCGGTGTAGCCCCATTCTTTGGAGGCCTGGACGACGACCTCGGCATTGAGCCTCAGCTTGGCTTCGACACCGATCTGCAGGCCATCGGCGCGCGCGAGCAGGATGTCAAAGCCTTCCGTTTCGTTGTAGGCGGTCCAGCCCTCGGGCAACGCGGCGACGAACGCGGCGCAGAGTTCGGCTTCCGTCTTGAATTCTGGTCCTTTGCTCATCGGCGCTCCACCGCGACAGTCTTGCCGCCGCCGCGCAGCGGCTTGCCGAACTTGGCTTCAGCCTCGGTCATCGCAGATGATGCTTTCTCGCCGGCGCGCACGATGCCGTCGCCGAAAAGATGCTTCATCAGCGCGCGATATGCGGCGACCTCGGCCTGATCCTTGGTGTCAAAGAGTAGCGGCCGGCCGTTCTCGCGGACGACTTCCCACTCGGAGCGGTGCACCTTCTTGAATTCGCCCCGGAAGCCATTCGATTCCGGGACCGCGCGGACCTCGGCATCGTTCATCGCAGCGGCCTCTGGATTTCGGCGCGCAGCTCGGCGGCGT